GGAAGAGGCTACCGAGTTCTTGCGTATGCACCTGGAGGTTCAGTCCCGGTCGGATCTCAAAACTAATGACGCGGCGAGGATAAAGCTCGACATCATCTACAAGGACTTTCAAGCATGGGAAAGTTAGTTTCGTACTCGGTCTTCATACCCGAGGAGCACTACAAAAAGCTGAAGGAAGCAGCTCGATCTCGCGGCGCAGCAGCACTAGTTCGTGACGGGCTATCAATCATTCTGGATAACAAAGAAGTATTCGATGCTGGCTACGAGAAGGGAATCAAAGACGCAGCCCAAGTTGTCTATGAGTGCCCCGAGGCGCAACTGGTAGCAGTCAAAGGCAGAGACATTGGGGTCTACCTATCTGAGCAGATCGAGATGCTTATAAAGGACAAGAAATGAAAGACAAGATTGCAGCAATCAAGAGCCGGTACGACCTCCCTAATCTCATTCCTTTTCATGGCATTTCTATTGAGCTAGGCGTAGCTGAGGGTGGGTTTTCTGAAGCCATACTCGTTAAGGGGCGGGCCTCCTATCACTACGGGGTGGATCGTTATACCGGGGAGCGTGGGCATACGGATGACGAGTATCTGAAGGCCCTGCATAAATTGGAGAGGTTTAAGCATCGGTTCACCCTGCTGCGGTGTGACTTCTCTGTAGCGGTCCACCTTTTTCCAGACGAATACTTTGACTTTGTTTACGTTGATGGATACGCCCATACCGGTCAGGAGCGGGGCAAAACCTTCTATGACTGGTGGCCGAAGGTAAAGCCTGGCGGGCTATTTGGTGGGGATGACTATGACGTTCAATGGCCGGAGACAACCACTGCGGTTAACACGTTTGTGAAGAACGTAAACCGTGAACTATATGTAACTCAGTGCGACAAAGGGGAAGACTGGGCGAGTTTGTTTCAGTCCTGGTTCGTACAGAAATAAGGAGAGAGAGATGACACCGATTGAAACATTCAAATTCCTAAAGAACAAAAATTTAGACCTAACAGCAATGATGATCTTGGAAAGGATGGCGTTCTATGACCGCCCAATCATGACGGGACAGATGGTCACAGATGCAACAAATAATTCTGCGTTTACGTCTCACGCTACGGTGTATAAGTATCTGGCTAGGCTCAAAGAGCGAGGTCTTATCGGAGAAGTAAACGAGTACAGCGATGGTCGGTGCACGTACATAGAGGCAACAACCAAAGGCAAAAAACTTTTAAAGGAGTATGTAAATGGCTGAGAATATTCGTATGAGCAAAAGCATGGTGGAGTGCTTCACTGCAAAAGTGAACTACGGAGACGGAAAAGTAGAAGTGCTTTTTGTACCGCTATTTGGTGGTAAACCAGGATGGGTTGGGCCAGGGTATTGGAAACCCCAACTAGAAGGAAAAGTCACATCGCCTCCCCCTTTCAATTACAACACACGCATATACACACGCGACGAACTTATGAAGGCTGGGGCTAAGTCTAAGTTTGAATATTTGTGGATGCGTTAAAAGGGGTAGCCATGAAAAAGATCTTAACTGGTTTACTGATGGTCCCTACGATGGCAAGTGCTGAGTTCATGTCTGGTAACAATCTGCTTAGTGATATGAACGGTGACATCGTAGATCAGATGATTGCCCTTGGTTATGTGATGGGCGTATCTGATGTGTTCACTAATGGAACCGTGTGCCCCCCTAACAATGTCACTGCGGGTCAGGTCAAAGACATCATTAAGCGACACTTAGAAGCCAACCCGTCTATCCGTCATTTCACCGCAGACAGCCTCATTAAGAATAAGTTAGAGGAGATCTGGCCGTGCCGCAGGGGGCGTGGAACATGATTACCGTGGAGCAGTACGCCCAAAGAAATAGGATCTCGGAAAACAGCGCCCGCAAGAGATTGCAGCGCAAGGTCTTGGATGGCTACATGTTTAAAATGCGCGGGCCTGATAATCGTTTTGTTTACCACGACAAGCCGCCAGTAACAATCAAGTGGCATGACCCGTTCAACCGGATCAAGGACTGTAAACCTAAAACCGAGGCACTAGAAACTTAAAGGGGTGAGAAATGAGTATCCACACTTGTAGTTATTTCTGCGACAGACCTGATTGCATTAAGGCGCAAAGGGATGAGTTACGTCAAAAGTTTGAGCAAGCAGAGAAACCTTGGGTTGACCTAACTGATGAGGAGATCAAAGAAATCATAGGCCCCTGGGGTCCAACTCCGATCAGGGGCTATACCCGCAAACTGTTCGACGCCATTGAGGCTAAGTTAAAGGAGAAGAACACATGACATGGGTGTTTCTAACCGACAAAGAACGGGAAAAAATTGCCTACGATGCAGGACCATATGTTGTAGACGGGCTTGACCCACATGAAACAGAGGTGCGTAAGCGTAACCCCCGTGATGACTGGAAAGGGTTGACCAAAGAAGAGCGCAAAGAAACCATAGATTCAATGCCCAAACCGTTTTACATGAGACATTTGTATGCTTTGCTTGAAGACAAACTAAAGGAGAAGAACACATGATCTGTACTTGCGGCGACCCTACCACTTTAGGTGTTGTACATCTCCGTGACAGACCGTGCTTTCACTATGTTGAGCGCGAATGGGTGCCACTCACCGATGAAGAGTTTGAAGAAGTAATTAAGGAACTTGGCAAAGATCCAAGAATCTTAGCTGTAGAGATTGAAATAAGACTGATGGAGAAAAATACATGAACTTTGAAGATAAACCTGGGTACGACTCGCACACTCACATGGTCACACTCAATACCTTTGGAGATGTACGTCGGTTGATCTTGGACACGATCTGGCAGCTCCGTGAGGGGAGCATGTCTCCGAATGTAGGCATGGCAATAGCCGCCAACATGAAGACTCTTAACGACAACATAAACGCCGAGATCAGCGCAGCCAAGCTATCAATCATGACTGAGGACCGGGCAAACAACTTTGGGAAGCTGGTTAGCATGGGCACCAGGGCGATCAACGACAAATGAGACGTAGGCTGGAAGATCTTGATGTAAGAGATCGACTACGGATCAGGTATGGAAATGATCGCTATGTCATCGAAGAACTTTGGGAAAGGTCAATTAAGAAGTTCAAGATTACATACCTGCCTTTTTATTTCTATACCAAGTACCCTTACCTCAAACCGTATGAAGATAGATTTCTTAAGTTTCGTGACCGGTTTATTAAAAAGTTTAAACCATGGTATCCAAGTCAGCGTTTTGACTATTGGGGGAGGACTGGGGTGTCTTGCATAGAAGGCAAGCCCATACAGTTGTACTACATGAACGACCCTGAAAAAGAGATGTCAATTGCGGTGATGCTACGAACGCTGCTCTACACCGAGCAATTAGAAAGGAAGAAGAAATGAACTCACTACTTGATCAACGCATACAGAACGGCACCTACTGGTCTGGCTTTGTGCTCGGCGCATTTTCTATGATGTTCCTGGTCCTGGCCATTGGCCGTATGACAGATGACGATATGCCTAGTCAACTCACCATGCCAAAGGATGTTGTGGAGGCATACAGGATGGGACTCAAAGATGCCATGAAGACAAACCCTCCCTCGCTTGAACTAGAACAGACATGCTTAAATATGTGGGCAGAGAGACAACCAATTAAAGAATAGCGACCAGCCGGAGGTGTCGTGGCCTAGACATCCGAACAACACCGGCAGCGGGGGCCTTCATCCGGTACCGAGGGGTTCCGGCTTGGCTCCAGAAGGTGACCCCGCACCTACACTAAGGAGAGATCATGAGAAAGAAAGTAGATCTGATTAACCACCCACCCCACTACACCGTAGGCGGGATAGAAACCATAGACTTCATGCGGGCTAAATCTACCCCCGAAGAGTTCATGGGTCATTTAAGATTGACGGTCATCAAGTATCTCAGCCGTACTGGCTACAAAGATGACGCGCTGGAGGATTTGAAGAAGGCCCATTGGTATCTTAGTTATCTCATTGCGGAGGCAGAACGTGAGGAAGGTAAGTGAAAAGGTCTGGACGTACCTGGTTGAGCACAAGAGGCCAGTCACCAGCGACAAGATTGCAGATCATTACTTGGTCAGCAATGATTCAGTAAGAAAAGTTTTGGGAGAATTGACCCGTAAACAAGTACTAGATCGAATTAAAACCGGCAATAAGTCTCTATACAAAATTAAGGATTAACTATGAACATCACGCCACTCACAGGAATGTATTCCGCAGCCGACACCATCAAGGTCGAGATCAGAGAACAAGACCCACCGTTCACCATGTATGGATTGAGCCGTGAACCCAAAGAAGACGCTATGAAGCTCGCCTTGAACGCCCTTCTGCTATGGGAAGAGATGATCCCTAAAACAAACGCATCCAAGGTCAGGTCAGAAGCTATCGAGGCTCTTCAGAAGTATGTCTAACTACCGCAACAAGGCGCTCCTGGAGGTTGTCCGGGAGTCTCCTTGTCAGATGTGCGGGGCCAAAGACGGTACGGTAGCGGCGGCTCACAGCAACAGACTGCGGGACGGTAAAGGTAAAGCCATCAAAGCCCATGACTTTCGTATCGCGGCTCTCTGTTACAGATGCCATTCACGCATCGACCAGGGGGCGGACATGAGCAAAGAGGAACGGATGGAGGCGTGGGAAGAGGCGCACCGGGCTACCATCGGCTGGTTGTTTATGAACGAGAAACTCAAGGTCTTGTCTTAGGGGCGGGGAGGTGGTACTTTCCCTAGTGTTTCATGTGTAACTCTCCTCCCTGTTCACAGGGATTAGACCCAGACTCTCTCCCTGAGCTGGGTCTTTTTTTCATGGGGGCCGGCAAGTCGGCGCGGCGACTTTAAATAGCCCGTAACCTTTCCTTGGTGCAAATGATCCGGCCCCCACCCTTCTAGGGAACTTTTTCTCAGTTGTGCTATCCTATGTCTGTCGGAAGTGACGCTCCGGTGTTGTGGCGAGAACTGTGGTATCCAAGAACCTCCTAGAGAGGGCTTGAAGTCATCGTTTGGTTCTCGCCCGATGCTGGCTCGTCAAAGCCCAAGTCCTCCCTAGGAGGTTTTTCTTTTGGGTCTCCGGCTGCGGTACATGTGGACGGGGTCTCAACGCCAGCGCATGAACCAAAGATCTGATACTGGGGGAAAGCTGCGGAAGAATCGGAACGGGGTGGCGAAGCTAGTGCCCCAGCAGCGAACGACTGGCGAGTCAAAGCGGCTCCAATGGACAGACTTTGTAAAGGCACCCGAGTCCACTGTAACATTTGTTACAGTACACGGCTCGGGGATGGCTAAGTCTTGCCCACCAACGGACAGGTGGTGATAGACAAGGTAGAAACAGCAAGAAGTTAAGGTCAAAAACAACAAAGGGGGATAACTCCCCCCAAAAATCGTTTGTAACTGTGTTACAGTTGGAACATAGTTACATCAAGGAGAGCAGCATGGATCCCTTCAAGATTACGGAACCCACCGTCATATCGTTCTCTGGTGGTCGTACATCTGCGTATCTACTCTGGCGTGTTCTTCAAACCAACAATGGTCTGCCGGCTGATGGCCTTGTCGTCTTTGCCAATACAGGGAAAGAAGAAGAGGCGACTCTGCGTTTTGTCCGTGACTGCGAAGTCAATTGGGGCTGCGAGATTCATTGGCTGGAGTTCCAAATTGAAGACCCGAAGTTCCGTCGCGTGAACTTTGATACAGCCAGCAGGAATGGCGAACCTTTTGAGGCGCTCATTCGCAAAAAAAAATACCTTCCAAACATGGTCGCAAGATTTTGCACTCAAGAGTTAAAAGTGCTGACCATAGACCGTTATCTCAAAAGCCTCGGTCATAAAAACTACCTTTCGATGGTTGGTATAAGGGCAGACGAGCCGCGCAGAGTCACCAAGATTCGCGGACAAGAAGACAAGTTCTGTCCTCTAGCCGACGCCCAAGTAACGGAGCAACAGGTGTGGCGATTCTGGGATGAGCAACCTTTTGATCTTGCATTGCCAAAAATGAGTGGTGCATCTAACTGCGACCTTTGTTTTCTAAAGGGTGGTCAGATCGTAATGGGATTGATAAAACAAAAGCCAGAACGTGCGGTCTGGTGGGCAAGTATGGAGGAGAAGATTGGCGCTAGATTTAGATCAGACCGCCCCTCATACGCTCAGATGGCCAAGTTTGCCAAAGACCAACAAAATTTATTTACCGACGAAACTATCCCGTGTTACTGCGGGGACTAAAGGAGAAGAGCATGAAACTTACCGAAATCCGTACCGACGGCGGCACCCAGGCCAGGGCGCAGCTGAACCAAGAAGTAGTCAACGAGTACGCAAATCAGATGCAGGACGGGGTGGTCTTCCCGCCTGTCGTGATCTTCAATGACGGCTCAAAAAACTGGTTGGCTGATGGTTTTCACCGGTACTACGCCCACCGGCAGAACGGCGCGTTAGACATAGAAGTAGAAGTCCACAGCGGGACGGTAGACGACGCTACCCTGTACGCCTTTGGTGCCACCAATCGACGCGGCCTATCGTTCACCCGCTCAGATCTCACCGAGATCATCGGCAGAATTAATAAGCATCCAGTCTGGAGCACCTGGTCTACCAGAAAGATCGCAGAGCATATTGGTTGTTCGCATATGACGGTCAGTCGTATCCGTAGTTCCTTTGAGGAGGCCCCTAAAAAGGTCTCCTACACCCGCAACGGGGAAGAGAAGACCATGGATACCTCCGCGATAGGAAAGACCCCTAAGAAGCCCAAAGAGAAGCCTCCCGAGGCGATAGAAGAAAACAATGTCCCAGAAGAATTGATAGATGAAATAAATAAACTATCGGAAGAGAACGAACGATTGAAAGATGCTATCGCCATCGGTCAGTTGGATGTCAGCGACATTGAGAAGGCCGACATCGAGGACACGGTTAGGGAGTTGCGGGAGCAGCTGCGGGTCAAAGATGTAGAGATCCTGGCTCTCAAAGAAAGCCGTGACATGTATCAGAATGAGAACGCGGAACTCAAGCGCACGGTTAAGTCACTACAGGCCAAACTCAAAAAGGTGGAAGGATGAGGGACTACGCAGAAATCAGTACCGATATCAAAGCAAAGATCACCGAACTCTATCGTCTTATGAACGAAGGCGATAGGGACGGCGCATTAAAACTAGCGGTTGATTTAAAGATTTTATCTACAGAACTTGTCCAATCTTTGCTGGACAAATAAGTTCTTAAAGCCCACGCCGAGGGGGAATCTCGGCAGGAGAAAACATGGAACTAGCATTACGCGATCACCAAATGCGGACTATCGACGCATTGCGGGAGGGATTCAAGCAGGGCCACAGATGCCAATTGCTATACGCTCCCACAGGTACAGGTAAGACCGAGATGGCAATTTATCTTATGAAAGCCACCTCGGAAAATTATAAACGCTCTGTAATGTTGATGGACAGGATTGTTCTGGTGGATCAAACAAGCGCCAGGTTATCCAAGTACGGAATAGAGCACGGGGTCTACCAAGCAGATCACTGGAGATACAGGCCCCTTGAAAAAATTCAAGTCTGTTCAGCTCAAACTCTTGAGCGTAGAGATAACTTTCCCCAGACAGAACTACTAATTATAGATGAATGTCATATAAATCGACGCCAGACACTAGAGTTCATCAAGTCACGGCCAGAGATGAAGGTCATTGGATTGACCGCTACGCCATTCACAAAGGGTCTGGGGGATGTCTATACCCATGTGGTCAACGGCAGCACCACGGACTTTCTGGTAACGAATAAGTGGCTGGCTCCGCTGCGGGTCTACATTGCCAAAGAGATCGACATGACTGGGGCCAAGAAGGTAGCAGGCGAGTGGTCTCAGGATGTTGCAACCGAGCGCGGCATGAAGATCACGGGCGACATCGTGGAGTCATGGATCACCAAGACTCATGAGGTATTCGGACGTCCTAGGAAGACGATTGTCTTTTGTTCTGGGGTTCAGCACGGCGCAGATCTGGTCGCAAAGTTTGCAGAGCGTGGCTATAACTTCGTGTCTATCAGTTACAAAGACGACGACGAGTTCAAACGCCAGGCCATCGAGGACTTCAGTAAACCAGACACAACGATTCACGGTCTAATCGCAACCGACATACTAACTCGCGGTTTTGATGTCCCCGATGTGATGATTGGCGTATCAGCACGACCGTTCTCTAAGTCTCTGTCCTCCCATGTGCAGCAGATGGGCCGTGTAATGCGTTCGTATTCCGGCAAAGAGTACGGCCTCTGGCTGGATCACTCGGGCAATTACCTGCGGTTCCGTGACGACTGGGACGAGGTATTCAATGACGGTGTGAAAGAACTGGACGATTCAAAAGAAAAGTCCAGGAAGGAACCGACAGAGAAAGAGAAGAAAGAATCCAAGTGTCCCGCGTGTGGGCATCTATGGCCCAAGGCAGCACTCAGTTGCCCGGCGTGTGGTCATGTAAAACCACGGCGCTCATTAGTTTCAGAAATCCCAGGCGAACTACAGGAACTAGGCCAGACCGTCAGGAGAGATGATCGGCAGTCCTTCTATTCACAATTGATCTACATTGCCAATGACCGTGGATATGCAAAGGGGTGGGCAGCGCACAAGTACAAAGAAAAGTTCGGTGTCTGGCCCCGTGGTCTTGAGGAAGTCACCAAGGTTCCAGAGTTCACGACAATGAATTGGATTCGGAGTCGACAGATCGCCTGGGCCAAGAGTAAACGGAGGTTAGCATGAGTCCAACCGTCGCTGAGTACATATCGCTTATGCCAATAAGTCCTGTCTCTCATATTTGGTTTGATGTAACAGAGGAGTCGGGATTTAGGCTCATGTTCGCCAAGTGGATGAAGGAAAATCCATTAGAAAACATGGACAAGAAGATTGCTGAGATGCCCATGCCCTTTGATCGAATCGGACTGGTCATCACACTAAAGCCAGAAGGAGATCGGTCAACCTGGATACCGTATCCCTACTTGATTGATCGCAATGGTTCAGAAATCGCTATAAGGAGTTACATAGTAGGCCTAACAGAGCCAGCGATTTCGGTGGTGTTCAAGGAAAACTTTAACTATAAAGATTCTTGCGTTTTAAAATATCACCCAAAATATTTGAAGGCTTTGGGTGTAGATCAAAAAGATGTCTCAAGTCTCCGAGAAGATACGCTGAGATCAACAGAAATCCTGATGTCCAGAATCTTTATGTTGTGTTACGGCATCCCGGCCCAGGGCTACAAGGTAATTGGTTCCAAACTGCGAGACCATCACCACAACGCCAAGCGCAGAGCAAAAGGTAAGCGGCAGTTTTTTGAGTGGACAACTGTCGAGATCGATACCAAATCAAGATCCGAAGAGATGGTCTCCCAAGGCGGGACTCACGCCAGCCCGAAACCCCATGATCGTCGAGGGCATCAGCGTCGATACAAAAATGGCAAGGTCGTTTACATTCGGCCAACAACGATCAATCGGCACAAGATACCGACAGAGGGATTCATTCACCATGACTACAGGGTATCGGTATGACATTTGAAGACTTCGCCCGTGCTCATGGTCTCGTCATCAATCAAGCCATTCACAATCGATGGGTGGCGACGCCCACGACAGATCACCCTCACAAACGGAACGGTAGATACAAGTTGATCGGGGATATTGGGTGGGTGCAGAACTGGGCAACCATGGAAGGCCCGGCGATGTGGAAGTCAGACAAACCCGTCGCCATTCGTCCCGTCATGATCAAAGATGACCGCGCAGAACTGGCGGCAAAGGCGGCAAAGAAAGCGGCCTGGATTCTCAATCAATGCGAACTAAAGACGCATCCGTATCTGGAGAAAAAGGGATTCCCGAACGACCGGGGCAATGTCTGGGAGACCGAAGGAAAGAGCCTCTTAGTTATTCCCATGCGGCGGGCGGGCAGACTTGTCGGATGTCAGATGATAAGCGCAGAGGGGGAAAAAAAGTTCTTGTATGGTCAGGCTACGAAAGGCGCAGCCTTCATGATCGATGCAAAAGGCATCCCCATTTTCTGCGAGGGTTACGCGACCGCCCTGTCCATAAGAGCCGTCATGCAGGCCATAAATATGCGCTACACGATCTACTGCTGTTTTTCGGCAGGGAATATGAAGGAAGTAGCGCGGAGCATCGTCGGGGGCATCGTCATCGCGGACAATGACGCCAGCGGAACCGGTGAGAGATTTGCCCTTGAGATAGGCAAACCGTACTGGCTCGCCCCCACAACCGGGCACGACTTCAATGACGCACACCAAGTCGAGGGGGTGTTCCATGTCTCACAATCTCTCAAGAAAGTGTTGATAAGTGCGAAGCGAGTTTCCGTTGAAAATGGGCCTCAATCTGCCTGATTCTCTCAATCGAAACTTCGTGTTCTTTCGCAACCGTCGCCAGGGTCTGCCCCGATAGTCTCATGTTGATGATCGACCACATACGGTCGAGTATCTCCTGAGTCCGTCGGGGAAGCATGGCATCAAACGCCTCACGATCAGGCATCGGAACCAGCCTGTATCCGTCATCATCACGGATAGGTACGCGACCGCCGCCTTGTTTTAAGTTCATGGCGCCGCCTCAAAAAAGATCATCACCGCCCACAATCCAACCCATAATCCAGCCAACAGGCCGGCACTCACGATCAAGTTCTGGGCAAACTCCGACCAGGACTCCGCGAAGAATAAATCTTTTAACCAATTCATGCTCATTCCTTTGTGATTAATCTATATGACAATGCCGTCGCCATTGCACTCAGGGCAATCTATCCATACAGGTGTCAGACCATCAGCACCTTCAAAAGAATGCCCTTCATCCTGCCAATGACTAGCGCAACTTTCACAACCATGTGTGGCATTCCAAAGCCGATTAGCCTCGGCATTGACTTCTTCGACAGTCTCATAAAACCGCTTGGCGAACTCCTCTGGTTCCTCGTCAAGGTGCTTAATCTCAACTTCAAACTCACCCGTCCCTTCGTCACAACCCTCGACAATCGAGCCAACCATAAGGGCAGTCACCAACACCCCTTGAGAATCCATGTCTGCCCATGTGCCCAGACGATACAGATCATCAGAATGCATCCATTCGGTCACTTCTTTTTCATGCGGGTAATCGTCAAAACCATCAGGTTCAATCACCTTGATGTACTGAATCTGTGCAGATAACCAAGGCCCGCATTCGGTGTATTTGTAGGTCTGTCGGTAAAGATCGCCTAAGCCTTTTGCATCCGGGAATGCTTGGGCAAGTAGACTGTTATCGAGGTTTTCCTGGTCGTACTCCGGTGGATAGTCGTTCATGATCTCTCCCCCTACCAGTTCGCCATCGTTTTGAAAACCCGCTTGTACTCTGCGTAGTCTTTGAATCCCGTGATTGATTCGCAATGCCGCAGGAATTTGTCGTCCATGAAATGCCCTTGGGCTAATTCATCGCGGGATTTTGGAAGGGCTCGCCATTCCTCACCATCATAAGCACTAGCCAGAACAAACTTGATCGAGTTCCAGGTCTTTTCGTCGTATCCATCGGGGCATAAATCCTCATCATCAACCCGTCCATAACCGTCGTAGTAACCCGTGATCTTCCGACCGTCTGGGTACAAGGCAACCACCTCGGAGAGCGCAGGAAACCCGCGTAACTGGTGAACGACTGGCTTATTTGTTTTCACGCACACTTTAGAAAAGAAACCCATGATCAGACTCCCAGAATATTTAAGTAAATGATTCCCGCGCAGATGGTGAGAATCACAAAGTAGAAAATGAAAAGAATTTGGCCCATCATTCCCTCCATGCCGGGATTACCGGGTTCGTTTTGCTGGTCGTGAACAGTACGCCCGCGTCGTTTCCTTCATCATCAGCGGCGGGGAATATCATCGATCCGTCGTCAAGTTCTAAGACCAGGGCTCGGCTCTGCCAAAAGAAGTCCTGCATCTCGGGAATGGTCATATATCGAACCCCCACGATACGGCGCCCTAGGAGTTGATCTGAGGCGATTTCCGCCCATTTGGTGAGTGTCATGATTTACCTTTCAGAATTTGGGGCAGTCATTCACGACAAAATCGTCGAAATGCTTCATTGCGTATTGCATCGCGGCTCCGTGGGTCTCAAAAACTCCCACGGAGTTGCCATCATTCACGACCACAAAGGCCCGTGCTGGCGGTTTCTTGAACGAAGGAATGGAGAAAAACTCCTTCTCCTTCCCGTTCAGCGTCTCCCCGTCCTTATGGGTGAGGCCGATACAATGCCCGTTATCGTGGAATTTGATCAGGTATTGGCCCAGGTTATCCTTCACAACCTCATAGCCGTTATGCACCCAGAAAACCCGGTCTCCGCGTTCCAGGGCGGCTTTGATCTCGCGCGTGTTCATGACTGCACCTCCTCATCGCAATAATCAGACACGCCGGCCTCGTAACCTTGTTGGTAAAAATGGCGACAATTCCCCTCGGATTCTGAATATGGGTCTGGATCGTAGCCCTTGGATCGTCCGTAGTAATAGCCCAGGGCGTAGGCGTAAAGATCCATTCGGGTGATGTCTTGGCTCATGACCGCACCTCGGCTCGGTAGGACGGCAGGGAGCGCACAAAAGAATCGTTTCGGGGTTCGTTTACCTCTAGCACCTTAAACTCACGACCAGCGGCGCCCATTGCCCGCGTGAAAAGGGAAAGGTCGCAATCCTCCTCAAGAAAAACCTTGTCGAGTCTCTGATAGGAATACCGGCTGATGTCGTCGGCAATGCCTAGGTCGTGCAACAAATCGCGTGGAACTTCTAACCAGCCGTGGCCAGGGTCAGCGTAGAAGGTGAATGTCTGCATGGTTTATCTCTCCTTGGTTATGACGCAAAACGCGTCCCCTAACCCCCATAAGGGGCTAGAGGCCGGGTTCTAGTAGACGCATATTCCGCGCGAGTAGTAAGCGGCGGGGTCTTTACCCTCTGGAACATCGCCAGGGCGCAGGATATACAGAGCGGCTCCGCGTGGGTCTCCCTGGATGTAGGTACTGAGAACATCGGTTTCCGTCCGCTCGTTGCGTGTTTTGATAATCTCCGACAGTCGGCGGTGGGCTCCAGTCTCGCGGTCTGCCACCGGGTAGCGTCGTCCGTTTTTGGCCCCTACAAAATAAGGTTTCCCGGTAGTTTCGTCCCGCTCGATATGCCCGCTATGGTCTCCGCACTCCAGTTCGTGCCAACGGTGCAGGGTCATGGATATGCGGCGCATACGCTCGCACTCGTTGAAGGTGAACCCCAGGCGCATCATGGCGTTATAGGTATGGGTGCGGTTTTCGCGTTCGGCTTTGGTCATGGTTTTAGGCTCCGGTGGTTTCTTCGATTAATTTGGTGGCGCAGGGTTGGCAGTAATAGGCGGCATAAGCGGGCCCGTCTAGGTCTGCGACTGTCTGCGATAGGGCGAAAATGCGATTGCAGGCGTAACAGTAGACGCGGGCATCGTTGTGCGGCGTGTCTGGCAAGTATTGAAATAAGCGCATGGCAAGGGCTCCAAAAAGCCCCCGAAGGGGCAAAGGGGTTATGCGGGGTTGGTGTCGTAGTAGGCCGGAACTGTTTCATAGCCGGCGGCGAGCAGTTCTAAACGGGCGTCGTCGTCCCAATGTTCCGGGAGTGAACCTTCGATCACGAAAGCCCATTCGGTTTGATCTTCGTCTTCGTCGTCGAAAATTGCTTGCACTTCGTAATAAGTCCCGAAGTCGTGTCCGTTTGCCTTGGTGCGGAAGTACAGGCCGGTTTCTATTGCCTCGGGGAAAGTACGCTCTAGTTGGTGCTTGAACACGCGACACTCTAGGCGGGCGCGGCGCTCGTAGTCGTCCGAACCTACACCGGCGCAGGGTTCGTTTACGGGTACGGAACAGAGTTCTAGGTAGTCTTTCATGGTGTTATTCCTTGATTAGGTTATGTACTTGCATGGCACGGCGCCAATATTTGGCGGCGCGTGGTTTGTTGAGGCTGGAAAAATGGAGTGCGTATTGAGTCTGTTCGCCTGTTCTGTAATCCGTTTCCGGTTCAGTCTGAAGCCACTCATATGCCGATCCGGTTGCTGGCGAGCATGAAGGGTAAAGAAATCCTTCCCGGCCCATCATGTTGACCAGTTCCCGGAACCTAATTGGTTGATTTACAAATTCAAAGCCGCGCGTGTTTGTGTCTCCGGCTTCTATGTCGTCCTGCGTCCAGGTTTCAAAGGTGCGAGATATTAAGATCATGTTTACTTTCCTTTCGTGTGGTAGGGCATGAAGGCAACAAAAATGGAAAAGATGATTACCAGCCCAGTGATGGCGCGGGCATAAAATGGGTGCAAGTCTCCGCTGAGTACCAGGGCGACTGTCGCGGCGATAACAGACAAAATGGTGAAAATATAGAGTTTCATTTGGTGGTTGGCTCCGTGTGGTTGATTGGTACAGTTGCATCCTACAGGTGTTTGGACTTGAAAAACAAGGGGTGTTCCATTCTTTGTTGCAATCGTTTGGCGCGATTGATAGGATTCGGCTATTCCCGGTTTGTACCCGTCTGGCGGGCATAGTCGGCGGGGGTTAAAGCGCGAAGCGCAGAAGGCAAAGAATGAAACTCAGTCGTAAAGCAATGAAGGAAGCACTAGACACAGTACCCATGGATGTCGTCCTACTGGGTAGTGCCGGCGCATCAGGGGAGAAAAGGCTTAGCCCAAAGGAAATAGAGTTTGCCAGGGCGATAGCACTCGGGGAAAGCAAGGCGGGCGCATACAGAAAAAGCCGACCAAATAGCAAGGCAAAACCAGAGAACCAGAGCCGAAGGGGTCAGGAGCTGATGAAGAAAAGCGCAGTACAAGCGCAAGTCGAAGCCTTCCAGCGGGCTATTGAGGCGCAAAGATATCAAACCCCTGCTCACTTGCGGGCTCTGGTCATCCACCAGCTTACCGAAGCGGCCCTGAACCCTGACTTTCCACCGGCTACCAGGGTGAACGCACTCAAGGCGCTGGGCACAGTTACCGAAGTCGCGGCATTCACAGAGCGGCGCGAAGTTATCAAGTCCACCGATTCCACCGAGGCTCGGGAACGCCTGCTCGCAAGCCTACGCATGGCCATGCAGTCGCAAGCCGTGGATGTCGATGCCAACGATCTATTGGCAGAACTCGCACCCGCCCCCATGCGAAACGCGGCAGACGCAGACCCCGCCACCCCCACCCCCCAAGACTGTAGCGATGAGGAGGGGCTAACTACGCATAGTAATCCGCACAACCAATCGTCAGACTGTAACAACTTTACAGACACCCCATCCAATGCCTGTACCAATTTTACAGGGGGGGATCTAAATTTTCCCGATGGCTCTGTAACGCCGGATATAGAAGATACCCCCCCTTATGAAAAGGGTACCCCTGAAAAGTGAGTACTGTAACATTATGTTACAGTGCAAATGTACCAAAGTTATAGTGCTACGTAACAGTGATACAGAGCAAGAGTACTGTAACATGATGTTACAGTGCAAGTAACAGTGTTACGGCAAGGATAGAAAATGACGGATGCTCAGAGAGAGATATATGTAGTGATAGAGGGCTGGTGGAATAAGTTTGGTTATGGGCCGTCTATAGACAATATTATGCTTGTGACTGGGGACAAGGGCCGTGGGAATGTGCATAGGAAGATCAAGGCGTTGCTGAAGGCTGGCTACTTGAAAGGTCGGCCTAGGGCGCCGAGGTCTGTGAGGCCGTCGTATATGCGGGTTCACAAAGTCGTTAAGTGAAGATATTAGAGATCCTTGATGCTCTTCCTGAAGGGGAGAGGGAGTCTTTAGTTCAGATGGCTCTACAGTATCAAGAGGCCATGTCTAGGGAGGCGGGGCAGAAGCAGTTCTTGTCCTTTGTGAAGACGATGTGGCCGGGGTTTATTAGTGGCCGACATCATGCTGTCATGGCAAAGAAGTTTGAAGAGATCGCTGAGGGGAAGCTAAAGAGGCTGATCATCAATATGCCGCCTCGACATACAAAGTCAGAGTTTGCTTCTTTCTTGTTGCCGGCGTGGTTTTTGGGAAGGTTCCCAGATAAGAAGATCATCCAGACTTCCCATACGGCAGAACTTGCTGTCGGATTTGGTCGGAAAGTTAGAAACCTGGTTGATAGCGACGCGTATGCAAAAGTCTTCCCTAATGTAGCCCTACGGCATGACTCCAAAGCGGCTGGACGATGGTCTACTAATAAGAGCGGGGAATACTTTGCTATTGGTATCGGGGGTGCTGTAACAGGTAAAGGGGCGGATCTACTGATTATTGACGATCCACACTCGGAGCAAGAGGCTGCTTTAGCCGAGATCAACCCTGAGATCTACGATAAAACGTATGAATGGTTTACCTCTGGTCCTCGTCAGAGGTTACAGCCTGGCGGGTCCATAGTCGTCGTTATGACTCGATGGTCGAAGAAAGATTTAACCGGCCAAGTCTTAAAAGCAAGCGCCCAGAGAGAGGGGGATGAGTGGGAAGTTATCGAGTTCCCCGCGATTCTTCCGTCTAAAAAGCCTCTATGGCCTGAGTTCTGGCCGTTAGAAGAGCTACAAGCACTTAGAAATGAGCTGCCAAACTCTAAATGGATGGCGCAGTATCAACAAAATCCGACGTCAGAGTCGGCTGCGATCATCAAAAGAGAGTGGTGGAGGACATGGATACACGATGACCCTCCTCAGTGTGACTACACATTGATGTCTTGGGACACGGCGTTTGAAGCAAACAACCGAGCTGACTACTCGGCCTGTACTTTATGGGGGATATTTGATCATCCAGACGAGACTGGCACCCCTCAGTCGAACATTATTCTTCTAAACGCCTTTAGAGACAGGATGGAATTCCCTGAATTGAAGAAAAGGGCAATTCAGAATTACAAAGATTGGGAGCCAGACTCAGTAATTATTGAGAAAAAGGCGTCAGGTGCCCCGTTGATTTATGAGTTACGGGCCATGGGTATCCCTGTACAAGAATTTACCCCTGTCCGGGGGAACGACAAGATAACAAGACTTAATGCCGTATCAGATATTTTTGCTTCTGGGAGAGTTTGGGCGCCGACTACGCGTTGGGCCGAAGAAGTTGTAGATGAAGTAGCGGCATTTCCTGCTGGAGAACATGACGACTATGTAGACGCAACGTCTCTTGCCATCATGAGGTTTCGTAAAGGGGGCTTTATCCGTACACTATTAGATCAAGAGGACGACCCTCCCACACTTAGACGGCGAAACGAGCCGTATTACTGAGGAATAAGACATGGCTATCGAAAAAGCACTGAACCAAGCGCCCCTTGGAATGGGTACGGACATGATGGAAGATCAAGAGCCGGCTATTGAAATTGAGATTGAAGATCCAGAGTCCGTAAAGATTGGGATTGGCGATCTGGAGATTGAGTTTGAGAAGCAGGAAATGTCTGATGAAGACTTTAACTCTAATCTGGCTGAGTCAATGGACTCAGAAGCCTTAGCGACTATCGCCGGAGAACTCATTGGCGACTACGACGACGACATTTCGTCTCGTAAAGACTGGATACAGACCTATGTAGACGGCCTAGAACTTCTCGGAATGAAGATTGAAGAGCGGGCTGAGCCGTGGGAAGGCGCGTGTGGTGTGTATCACCCGTTACTTTCTGAAGCCTTGGTGAAATTTCAGGCAGAAACCATGATGTCCACGTTTCCTGCCTCGGGCCCGGTCAAAACACAGATCGTCGGCAAAGAGACGCCAGAGAAAAAAGAAGCTGCAAAGCGCGTTCAAGACGATATGAACTATCAGTTGATGGACGTAATGAAAGAATATCGTCCAGAACATGAGAGGATGCTCTGGGGCCTGGGGCTTTCTGGTAATGCGTTCAAAAAGGTCTATTACGACCCAAATATTGAGCGACAAGTTTCGTTGTTTGTCCCGGCAGAAGACATTGTTGTTCCCTATGGAGCCTCTGATCTTGAGTCTGCCGAGCGCGTAACCCACGTTATGCGGAAAACAGAGAATGAACTACGTCGTCTCCAAGTCTCTGGTTTCTATGCAGACGTAGATCTCGGTCCTCCAAACAATATTCTCGACGAAGTAGAGAAGAAGATCGCTGAGAAGCTGGGATTTAGAGCGACGAGTGACTCGCGATACAAGATTCTTGAAATGCACGTGGAGTTAGACCTCGCTGGCCACGAACACCGTGACGATAAAGGCGAACTAACAGGTATCGCTCTTCCATATGTTGTAACTATTGAGAAGGGATCGAACACAATCCTGGCGATTCGTCGTAACTGGGAGCCCGATGATGAGACGTATCAAAAACGACAACATTTTGTTCATTACGGATACGTTCCGGGCTTTGGGTTTTACTATTTCGGTCTTATTCACCTTGTTGGTGCTTTTGCCAAGTCTGGTACTTCTCTCATTCGTCAGTTGGTTGATGCTGGAACACTATCGAATCTGCCGGGAGGCTTTAAAGCGCGGGGTCTGCGCGTTAAAGGCGATGACACACCGATAGCGCCAGGCGAGTTCCGTGACGTAGATGTCCCATCAGGTTCTATTAAAGATAACCTGATGCCGCTGCCGTACAAAGAGCCAAGTCAAACTCTGTATCAATTGTTCAATACGATCATTGAAGAGGGCCGTAGGTTTGCAAATACCGCAGACCTTCAGATCTCTGATATGTCTGCCCAGGCTCCGGTAGGAACTACGCTGGCAATCCTTGAGCGCACACTCAAAACCATGTCGGCAGTCCAGGCCCGCGTTCATTACTCGATGAAGCAGGAGCTTGGGTTACTCAAGCAGATCATCGCGGCATACACACCTGATGAATACAGCTATGAACCTGTAGACGGACATCGCAGGGCGAAGAAAGCAGACTATGACGATGTTGATGTCATCCCGGTATCCGATCCAAACGCGTCAACGATGGCGCAGAAGATCGTTCAGTATCAGGCGGTCATGCAATTGGCGCAGGCGGCTCCCAATCTCTATAACCTTCCGCTTCTTCACAGGCAGATGCTCGACGTACTAGGGATTAAAGACGCGCAGAAGTTAGTCCCCATGGACGAAGATCAGAAGCCAGAAGATCCTGTTACAGAGAATCAAAACATTCTTCGCAGCAAGCCAGTGAAGGCGTTTATGTACCAGGACCACAGAGCGCACATCACGGTCCACATGTCTGCTATGCAAGACCCAATGATCCAGCAGCTCTTAAAAGACAATCCTGCTGCCGGACAGATGCAAGCGGCCATGATGAATCACATCAATGAGCACCTTGGCATGGAGTATCGCAAGCAGATTGAATTGCAGCTTGGATTCAATCTGCCGCCGACACAAGACGAAGCTGGTGATGACATTCACATTAATCCAGAAGTCGAAGCCCGTCTTGCCCCGATGTTGGCTCAAGCCGCACAAAGATTACTGGCACAAAACCAGGCGCAAGTTGCACAACAACAAGCGCAGCAGCAGGCCCAAGATCCGATCATACAAATGCAGCAACAAGAGCTTGCAATTAAACAGGCCGAGGTACAACGCAAGGCCCAGAAAGATCAAGCAGACATTGATCTACGTAAACGCCAGCAGGAGATCGAGGCTGGCCGCATCATCGCCCAGAACGAAATGGCAAAACAAAAACTCCAGGTTGATCAACAAATGGAGGCCATTAAAGCTGCGGCAGAAATGCGTGATGGCAGAGAGAAAGAAATCATTCGTCTTGGTGCTGATATTGCCAAGCAGCTCTCTAGCCAGGCGCATCAGAAAGAATTGCAACGTCAACCACAACCAAAGGTTAAGTAATGGATGCACTCGACATAATAGTTGAACAAACCGACGAGAAGGTCGAGCAATTAAAGAATCACTTGGCAGAAGGCAAGTGTGAGTCGTTTGAAGAGTACAAAAGAATTTGCGGTGAGATCCGGGGTCTGCTCATCGCAAGGGGGTACACATTAGACCTCAAACAAAAGATGGAGAACTCGGATGAGTAGTCTGTTAATCGGTACAAATCCCGATCAACCCCAGGTTGTAGGCTCGATTGACCTAGAAGCAACAAACGAAGAGAAGGCAAGGCAGTTACCTAAACCATCTGGATACCGCATCTTGTGCGCGATTCCAGACATAGAGAAAGAGTATGAAAGCGGTTTAGTAAAAGCAGATACAACAATTCATTTTGAAGAGTTGTTGACCACGGTCCTATTTGTAGTTGATATGGGGCCAGATTGTTATAAAGACCCGACCCGTTTCCCGACTGGTGCCTGGTGCAAACAAGGCGACTTTGTACTCGTCCGCCCCAATGCAGGAACCAGAGTTGTTATTCATGGCAAAGAGTTTCGCCTGATTAACGATGACTCGGTAGAAGCGGTTGTTCAAGACCCACGCGGCATTAAACGCAAATAACAGGAGGACAAGATGCCTGAATTAGAGAAAAACGATTTTCAGTTTCCCGACGAAAAGCGCGAGTTAAGCGTAACTATGGAAGCCTCTGACGACAAAGTTGAGGTGGAGATAGAAGACGACACTCCAGCAGAAGATCGGGGCCGACAGCCTCTCCCTATGCCTCTAAGAGAAGAATTAGAAAAAGACGATCTTGAGTCATACGACGAGGAAGTTAAACAAAAACTAAAGCAGATGCGTAAAGTCTGGCATGACGAGCGCCGAGAGAAAGAGGCTGCTTATCGTGAGCAGCAAGAGGCGGTTCAGTTTGCTCAGAAGCTAATGAATGAGAACAAGCGTATTAAGCAGATCCTCGATACCGGGGGTAAAGAATATGCGACGACTCTGCAAGAAGCGGCTGGTTTAAAGCTAAAAATGGCTGAGCAGCTATACAAAGAAGCCTATGATTCTGGTGATTCTGACAAGGTATTAGAGGCGCAAAAGGCACTGCAAGAGGCTCATATTCGGGCCATGCAGGCGCAGCACTTCCAAATGCCCACTTTACAAGAGGAAAATTTTCAGGTACAAAATAATTATGAGACCCAGGCGCCCGTCGCCCGGACCAATCCCAAGTTAAATGCGTGGCAAGAACGCAACCCTTGGTATGGCCAGGATGACGAAATGACCGCGACTGCTCTAGGGCTACACGAAAAGCTCAAGAAGTCGGGGGAAGTGGAGATTGGGTCCGACGAGTATTACGCGATTTTGGACAGAACAATTCGCAAACGGTTTCCAGAGCAGTTTGAGGAACCGGAAGTTCAAAAGGCAAGAACTGATCGGACAAAACCGAGCACAGTGGTAGCCCCAGCAGTTCGCAGCACGGCTTCTAACAGAATAAAGCTGAAAGCGAGCCAGGTAGCACTGGCAAAAAGGTTGGGATTAACCCCTGAACAGTACGCCATTGAACAACGTAAATTGGAGGCCCAAAATGGCTGAACAAACTAGAGCTTCACGCGATGTAGCAACCCGAGCAACAACCGAGCGCCCCAAACAGTGGGCGCCAGCGGAGTTACTCCCAGAGCCAGACAAAGAAGCTGGGTATGCTTATCGATGGATTCGTGTTTCCATGTTGAATCAGGCTGACCCACGTAACCTTTCTTCCAAAATGAGAGAGGGCTGGGAGCCGGTTCGGATTGAGGAACAACCGAAATTCCAACTGTTACTAGATCCCAATAGTCGTTTTAAAGACAACATTGAGATCGGCGGGTTGTTGTTATGCAAAACCCCAGAAGAGCTAGTTGACCAGAGGTCTAAACACTTTCGTGGCCAGACCCAAGCTCAGACGGAGGCTGTTGACAATACCCTTATGCGGCAAAGCGATCCGAGGATGCCAATCTTTAAAGAGCGGAAATCATCGAGTAGCTTTGGTAAAGGAACTTAAACTTAGGAGTTAAAAATGGCTTACCCTACTGTTAGCAAGCCTTATGGTTTGCAACCGATCAATTTGATCGGCGGTCAGGTCTTTGCCGGAGCAACTCGCTATCGTCGTATTGCCAGTGCTTATGCAACGGCAATCTTCTATGGCGATCTGGTAAAACTGACAACGGACGGCACTGTTGTTCTAGCTAATGAAACCTCCACGGGTCCTTCAACGGGATTTGCTGGCGTCTTTCTTGGCTGTACATACACCGACCCCACAAGCAAGCAGATTCGTTTCCAACAGTTTTACCCTGGTGCGATTACTGTTCCCACTGGTACGTTTATTAACGCCATCATTGCTGACGATCCTGACACTCTGTTTAAGGTTGTTGTGGTCTCTGGCACGACGGTTGTTACTGGCGTTCAGTACAGTGCAATTGGTGAAAATGCTGACCTGGTGCAAAACACTGGATCGACGGTGACTGGTAATTCCGCAGTTGCTATTAACGCAACTACCGGAACTGCCAAGACAAAACCTATCCGTATTGTGGATGTTGTTACTGACACTTCTTATATCTCTAGTGGAAACGTTCTGTTCCCAGAGGTAATCGTCAAGATCAATGCTCCCTCGATGGATGGTGATGGCGTGTCATCCGGCGGCCATATGTACAACAACCCGCTTGGCATTGCTTAAGGAGCTAAATCATGGCTATTTCACGCGCACAACTACTGAAAGAGCTTCTCCCTGGCCTGAACGCATTGTTCGGTATGGAGTATGCTCGCTACGGCGAAGAGCACAAAGAAGTCTACGAAACAGAGACTTCCGAGCGTTCTTTTGAAGAGGAAACCAAGCTCTCTGGCTTCTCAGCAGCGCCGGTCAAGAACGAAGGTTCGGCCATCGCTTATGACAATGCCCAGGAAGCCTGGACGGCTCGCTATAACCACGAAACCATTGCTCTTGGTTTCTCGCTGACCGAAGAGGCCATCGAGGACAACCTGTACGACAGCCTGTCTGCTCGTTACACCAAAGCGCTGGCCCGTGCTATGGCTTACACCAAGCAGGTGAAAGCGGCTGCGGTTCTGAACAACGGCTTTGACGCCGCCTATCCAGGTGGTGACGGAGTTGCCCTGTTCTCTAACGCACACCCGCTGGTATCTGGCGGCACCAACAGCAACATCCCCACCACCCCCACGGACCTGAACGAGACGTCTCTTGAGAACGCCGTCATTCAGATCGCCGCTTGGACGGATGAGCGCGGGTTGCTGATCGCCGCTCGGCCCAAGAAGCTCGTTGTTCCCCCCGCACTCCAGTTCGTGGCCACCCGTCTCCTTGAGACTGAGCTGCGTGTTGGTACGGCTGACAACGACATCAACGCCATCAAGAACAATGGTTCGATCCCCGAGGGATACACCATTAACCACTTCTTGACCGATACCAACGCTTGGTTCCTTACCACGGACGTACCCAATGGTATGAAGCACTTCGTTCGGGTTCCTTTGCAGAATTCCATGGACGGGGACTTCGACACAGGAAACGTACGTTATAAATCCCGTGAAAGGTACTCCTTTGGGTGGAGCGATCCGCTCGGGATGTTCGGTTCAGCAGGCTAAACCCAATAGAATCAAGGGTTTAAGAGGGGACTTCGGTCCCCTTTTTATTTCCATGTTGCGTTATTTGTTATGTTGAGGTAAGATGGTCGCACTCTACAAAAGGAGGCAGTCATGGGAATGGGTATCTATAAGATCATCAACGTGGTTAACAACAAGTTCTATGTAGGCAGTGCGGTCAACTTTAGCCGCAGGAAAGCCAGGCACTTTTCAGAGTTACGCCACAACAAACACAACAACCGGTGGTTGCAAGCATCGTGGAATAAACATGGAGAAAGTGCGTTTGTGTTTGCCGTAGTGGAAGAGGTTCAAGACAAAACCTTGCTGCTTGAGGTAGAGAATCGTTGGTTGAAAGATCACGTTGGTAAAGAGTATTGCTACAACCTTGGCGTTGACGCTACTGCTCCGATGCTTGGAATGTCTGGAGAATCAAGCCCAACTTGGGGGTACAAGCACACACCAGAGGCTATAGCAATTATTACTTCTGCTTCTATGGGTCGTAAACACACCCCAGAAGATATAGAAAAAATTCGTCAACATTGGATTGGTAAACCAAAGTCTGCCGCTACCCGCGCCAAGATCTCGGCCACACTCTCCGGTGAGGGCAACTTCTGGTATGGCAAAAAACGACCTGATCATGGCGCCAAAGTAAGCAAACCTGTTGTTGTTACAGATCCTTTCGGGAAAACTATGGAGTACGCCAGCATTTCTATCCTGCGAGAAGAGATAAAACTAAAGCCGCCGACAGTTAACCGGGCGCTGAAATCTGGCAAGCCGTTGAGCCGTGGACCTTATAAGGGCTGGTCCTTTAAATACCTTGACTCCCTCCCTAATCCCTGATACAAAGAGATAAGTCTAGGATTTATCACCCATGCAGACTGGCCTAGCAGACTTAGTAGAGACGGCATGGGAATGTGCTACTACACAAGGAGGCTTTAATGGCCCGCACTACCTTCTCCGGCCCAGTCGCGTCGGATAACGGCTTTATCTCTGGTACCGTAACCGATGAGATTTCGGTAACTACCGCATCAAACGTTTCTTCTTCCTACGTTTCGGCTTCCAATACTACTGGTGACGTTCGTCTGAACTACAGCCGTCTGACCTTTACCTCTACTGGTTCTGGTGAGACCGCACGGTTCCTGACCCGCGTAACTGGCGCTGGCGCTGCTACTGGCGGCACGGTAAACGGCGCTCATATCTCCCTGTCCATTAATGGATCTGGAACGATCTCCGGTGCTGGTAATGCTCTGCGTCTGACCCTTGGCGGATCGTCTACCAACCCTGGTGGCACGATTGCAGCTCTCCAGCTGGACTCTGACTTTGCTTCTGGTGGCACCTGGACCAATGCTTCGTACATTCGCTGCACGAACTCTGGTACTGGCACGATTGGCACGTTTGCGGTTCTGCCCAATGCCATGATCGCAACCCAGTCGTCTGCTGCCGTATCTCATGTTATTGCCATTAAGAACGCTTCTGGTACCCCGTACTACCTCATGGTATCCAACGCGGCCTAATGGAAATTACTAAAGAGTTTCTTCTAGCCGAGATCAAGAAAATGGAGCAGCAACGTGACCACGCGCATGATGTGGCCGTTGCTTCCCAGGCGTCAATAGACACCATGCAGGCTTTGTTGGCGCGTCTTGATCTTCCCGAGGAAGAGGGGCTGAAATTTTCGGACTTAGGTCTACCTGACCCAGTGCCGATCTCGGAGATACAAGATGGCAATGCAATATGATGTAAAGTCATATCACGCGACAAGTTCCTCGCTTGCCTATGCAGCCCGTACCCGGCTAAAGGGTGTAGTTATATCGCCTTCAACTTCGACGACTTTTAACTCATGTGTGGTTGATACTCAGGGTGCGTTGTCAGGTACGTACGATATTCCAGGCTCAACAACCTGTACGGTTACTATTGCTAATCACGGTCTGTCAAACGGCGACATTGTTGGCTTTAACTTTACTAGCGGTACAGCAGTAGATGACTCATACACCGTAGCAAACGTAACAACCAACACGTTTACTATAACTACGGCAAGTCTGACCACAAGTGGTGATGTGACGATGTATCCGTATGTTCTTGTTGAATTGGATTGTTCTTCAGGTACGGCGTTTTATACGCTGATTCCGGGTGAAGGTATTCTTGCACAGGGCGGTCTGTTTTGTTTGTTGCCGTCTACCACTGTAACGATGACTATTTTTTACGGGTAGCGCCATGATGCAATATGACGTTAAATCCGCTAGAGCAGCAAATACTGGGCTGTTGGTGACGCAGATTCCTGTTCGGCTAAAGTCAATTACGGTGACAAGCGCAACCGCGTCTTTAAGAACTACTTGTGTGTGCGACCCGACACAACAAAAGTCTGGTACATATGCTCGTACAAGCCCGAGTGCCACAATTACTGTGACTATTACAAATCACGGCCTTGAGACCGGGGATCGAGTATTTTTGGACTTCACATCTGGTACTGGGCGGGATGGAGCATATACCATCACAAAAACAGGTGATAACACGTTTACTTGTGAAGATGCACCGACTACAACCACAAGTGGTAATGTCACGATGTATAGCAGTATTGCTTTAGAGATCGACACTTTTAATACAATTGGTTTACCCGTACTAATTCCCGGTGAAGGTATTTACTGCCCCAACGGTATTTTTGTGGGGTGTGGAGCTTCCGTAACTGCGACGGTGTTCTATGGCTAAGTCTCCAGCCTGGCAGCGTAAAGAAGGCAAGTCTGAAAAAGGCGGTCTTAACGCCAAGGGACGTGCTTCCTACAACGCTGCCAACCCTAGCAAGCCTGGCCTTAAAGCTCCACAGCCTGAAGGCGGTGCTCGTAAAAAGTCCTTTTGCGCCAGAATGACCGGCATGAAGAAAAAGCTGACTTCAGCCAAAACCGCCAATGATCCCAATAGCCGTATCAATAAGAGCCTCAGGGCGTGGAAATGCTAAATGGAAATGATGCTTTGGAATATCGTGTTAAGCGCGATAGTGGCAATCATGGGAATGATGCTTAAGGGCAAGTTTGATGAACTCAACCGCCTAAGTATCCTGCTTAACAGGACTCGGGAGGAAGTGGCGCGGGAACATATCACTCGTGCTGAAGTACGGCAAGACCTGGATAAGATCCGGGAACATTTTGATGATGGCTTCCGCAGACTAGAGGCCAAACTTGACGCGATGGCGCAGAAAAGGATTTGAGATGGAAAACAAAGACTCAAGCCGTACCAAAAAGATCAAAGAAGCCAAGATTGAAGATGACTTCATGGGTATTAAGAAGGGCGTCAAAGCCGCTACGGTAAAAGCCAGCGAGTTTGGTGATCGCCTTGGGTTTACCCAGGAGGATTACTACGGTCCAAAAAAGACCGAGAAAAAAGCCAGTGGTGGAATGATTAAGTCGTCAGCCTCTAAGCGAGCTGATGGGTGTGCTGTCCGTGGAAAAACGAAAGGGAAAATGATATGAAAAAGATGACTGGTATGGGTGCCTCTAAGATGGGTTCCGTTAAGACCGCTGCTCCAAGCAAAGACGGTGTTGCTACCAAAGGCAAGACCAAAGGCAAGATGATCAAGATGGCTGAAGGCGGAAAGATGCCCATGGTTATGAAGGGTGGGAAGTCTGTTCCTGCTTTCGCTGCCGACGGTAAAGGCAAAATGGCCAAAGGTGGCATGACCAAGATGCGCTATGGTGGTAAGTGCTAAATGAGGCCGTCTCGCGGAATGGGCGATATTCGCCCTTCAAAGATGCCAGAAGCCAAAATAGGAAGGCGGAAAGATGGCGATAAATTCACTACTTTCAAAGATGGTGGGAAGGTTAAGTCTCGCGTCAATGAAGCAGGCGTTTATACAAAGCCTTCAATGCGTAAAAAGCTCTTTGAGCAAATTAAAGGTTCCGCGACTCAAGGGACTTCTGCGGGCCAATGGTCAGCCAGAAAAGCCCAACTCTTAGCCAAGAAGTACAAAGCCAAAGGCGGCGGTTATAAGTGATCAAGGCCCCGGTGTATGACCCAAAGAGAGACGGCAACGTTTTTCAATGGTTACTCATCGCGGCTCAGGTTTACAGACAACGGAAACAGGTAGAGTCAAATGCCGCTAAAGAAGCCACAACAGAGCTTAAAAGACTGGGGAACCCAGAAGTGGAAAACTAAAAGTGGCAAACCGTCTTCCGTTACTGGCGAACGCTATCTCCCAGAGAAGGCGATCAACGCACTATCTCCAGCTGAGTATGCAGCGACGACTAGAGCGAAGCGAGCTGGTAAAGCTGGTGGAAAGCAGTTCGTTAAACAACCAAAGTCAATTGCAGCAAAGACAGCGAGGTTCAGATGAAAACGGTTACTCCTAGTCCATCCAAAGAAGACCAGATGAGCAAAGACCCGATTGAACAGATCAAGAAGGCCAAGGGCAAAACGGTCATAGCCAAGTCTGGTGGTTGGATCAAAGATGCCATCAAGAAGCCTGGCGCCCTTCGTTCGTCTCTTGGCGTCAAAAAGGGTGAGAAGATACCGGCTGGGAAACTTGCTGCCGCTGCCAAAAAACCTGGAAAAATAGGCCAAAGAGCACGTTTAGCCCAGACATTGAAGAAATTAGGAAAGTAATATGCCAACGTCCGGCACCGTAGCATTTAACCTAGACCTCTCCAACCTGATTGAAGAGGCGTTTGAGCGCGTCGGTGGTGAGCTGCGTTCAGGGTATGACTTACGGACGGCAAGGCGGTCTTTGAACCTGTTGACCATCGAGTGGGCTAACAGGGGTATCAATCTGTGGACGATGGAGCAGGGGTCTTTCCCGCTGGTTACAGGACAGGCCATTTATCCGATCCCCGTAGATACCATCCAGATCCTCGATACGGTCATTCGGCAGAATCCTGGAACACTGAACCAGATCGACATCAACATCAGCAACATCGCGGAACCAACGTACTCCTCGATACCCAATAAGTTAACCCAGGGCAGGCCGATCCAGTATTGGTTCAACCGGCAGTCTGGTAACGACAATCCTACGACGATTCTTCTGGCCCAGAACATTACGGCCACTGACACGACCATACCCCTGTCTACGACTACGGGCCTGGCTGCGGCAGGATTCATCAAGATCAACAACGAGACGATCAGCTACCCAAACATCTCCGGTAACTCGCTAATCAACTGCGCCCGTGGACAGAACGGCACCACGGCAGTAGGACACAACGTTATCGGCACCCCTGTTATCACGGTCCAAAACCTCCCGTGCGTGAACATATGGCCAACGCCAAACCCACCGGGAGACCAGTACACGTTTGTCTACTGGAGACTTCGTAGGATGCAGGATGCGGGCAATGGAACGACGGTACAGGACATCCCTTTCCGTCTTATCCCGTGCATGGTGGCTGGCTTGTCTTACTACTTAGGCATGAAGCTGCCAGGCATAGACCCCACCAGGATTCAGATGCTGAAGATGGACTACGAAGAGCAGTGGACACTAGCATCGGCTGAGGACAGAGATACAGCACCGCTGCGTATCGTCCCCCGCAATATGTTCTATTACGGGTAAGCCATGTCTAACAGGTTTGCTTCGGGCAAGTTTGCAATTGCTGAGTGCGATAGGTGTGATCAGAGGTTCATGTTAAAAGAGTTGCGTATCCAGACGGTTAAGACCAGGCCATTTAAGATCAAAGTGTGCCGGGCCTGTTGGGATCCTGATCAGCCCCAGCTACAGCTTGGTATGTACCCGGTCAACGATCCACAAGCCGTTAGAGAGCCGCGCCCAGACGTCAGTTATAGGCAGTCTGGAACGACAGGATTGCAGGAGCTTACGACCAATAGCACGGCCCCACTGGGCTTTGGTTTTCCGGCAGAAGGCAGTAGAGTGTTCCAATGGGGATGGTACCCAATAGGTGGGGCCAGCGCTGAAGATGCGGGGTTGACGCCAAACGATTTAGTGGCTACAACAGCCGTAGGAACTGTATCAATCTCAATATCCTAGGAGTTTAAAATGATGAAAAGTATGCGCGGCGTTGCAAAGCGGGAAGCCATGAAGGCCGTTAAGGGCCATGAGGCAACCATGCACAAGGCCAAGAAAATGAAGGCTGGCGGTCCCACCTCTATGGACATGAAGAAGTATGGCCGTGGAATGGCTAAGGTGATGAATCAGCGTTCGCCGGTTCGTAAAGTACGTGCTACGGGGATCTAATCATGGCTAAATACAGCAATAAAGTAATGGGCAAAGAGGTCGGAGACGGCGCTCTTTATGCCCCTCCCCATACGATGACCGGAAAGGACATTGGCCCTAAAGAGGCTATGAAGGCTGTCAGTCGTCCTCCAGATCCCAACACCCTCGCTGCTAAAGACTTTACCTGCAACACCCCGGCTGGGCGTGTGAGCTTTGGTGACCCTGGCCGCGACTATGTAAAGACCGACGGGATCAAGATCCGTGGGACTGGTGCGGCTACTAAGGGTGTAATGGCTCGGGGACCGATGGCGTGAACTACACGGAACTGACCGCTGCAATTAAGGGCTATGCAGAAAATGATTTCCCAGAGACTGTGGGGAGTTTTACCTCTGCATCCCAGATAGCCACGTTTGTCCAAGAGGCTGAGCAGCGGATCTACAATTCCATTCAGATTCTTGCCCTGCGGAAGAACTCGACTGGTACGGTTACGGGAGGAAGTCAGTATTTGACCGCCCCTGTAGACTGGTTGGCAACTTTCTCTTTGGCCGTGATTGACCCGGTTACGGGAGAGTACGAGTACCTTCTGGACAAGGATGTGAACTTCATCCGCCAGGCGTATCCGTACCCGACGACATCAGGCAAGCCCCTGTACTACGGGTTGTGGGATGAAAATACGTTCATTCTCGGGCCGACACCGGATGTTAACTACGTTATGGAGCTGCATTACTTCTACTATCCAGAGTCAATAGTGACGGCTGGAACGTCCTGGCTTGGCGATAACTTTGACTCTGTCCTTCTGTACGGGGCTTTGCTGGAGGCTGCGGCGTTCATGAAGAGCGACCCAGATACAATAGCCAACTATACGGCTCGTTACGGTGAAGCCATGGATGTGCTCAAACAGCTCAGCGAAGGTAAGAACAGGTCTGACGCCTACAGAAACGGGCAGATTAGGGTTCCAATTAGATGATCGTTCAGACGCAGACCACCTCTTTCAAAGAGGAACTCTACGAAGGAATCCACGACCTTTTGACGGATACTTTGAAGATGGCTCTGTATACGGCCAACGCAGATCTAAACGCTGCCACAACCGTCTACACAACAGATCAAGAAGTGTCTGGAACAGGGTATACAGCCGGGGGAGATACTGTAACAAATGTTACAGTGCAATCATCTGGGAATACTGCATACGTCAATTTTGACAATGTCCAGTGGCCTGGCGCCTCGTTTACTACCCGTGGAGCTTTGCTCTACAACGCTAGCAAAGCAAACCGTTCGATTGCGGTCATCAATTTTGGTTCCGATAAGATTGTAAATAACGGTACTTTTACCGTAACTATGCCTGCCAACACGGCCACAACCGCCCTGATAAGGTCAACCTAATGTTCGCCTCGTTCTTCTCTGAGCCGCCTACTGTCGTGGTATCTCAGATCCCGCCTACTGAGCATGAGACCTGGATGCCGGCAGAAGACTTTGAGATGTGTGGGTCGTTGAACATTGACTTGGATCTACTGAAAAACAACGTCTCAACCAACATCAAGCGGGGCTTTCAACAGATCGCTCCCCACCCTACCAATGAGGTAGAGGCAATGATTGTTGGTGGAGGGCCGTCCCTCAAAGAATACATCCACGAAATTAAGATGCTTCGCCGCAATGGCGTGAAGCTGATTACGTTAAACAATGCTTACCAATACTGCATCGATGCTGGGGTCATGCCATCTGCCATGGTTATGGTCGATGCCAGGCCGTTTAATGCGCGGTTTGTGCAAAACATTGTCCCGGACTGCAAATACTTTATAGCGTCACAATGTGACCCATCGGTCTTTGATAACTTGCCAAAAGACAGGACGTACATCTGGCATACCAGCGCGGAAGAGATAAGCGATCTGCTGGCTACGGAATACGCAAATTGGTATCCGGTTCCAGGTGGATCTACTGTCTTGTTGCGGGCGTTACCTTTGTTTAGAATGTTGGGATTCAAGCGTTTTCACATCTTCGGGTGTGATTCTTGTTTGGAGGATGGAGCGCACCATGCTTACGAGCAGCAAGAAAATGATGACCAGATGGTCATTCCTGTGCGTGTCGGCGGCAAAGTTTTTCACTGTAATCCGTGGATGGTTTCTCAGGCCAAAGAGTTTATTGACTTGATTGGCTGCATGGGTGACGTAATGGAGCTGGAAATCTACGGCGGGTTACTCCGTCAAATTTTGGAAACTGGCGCTTCTCGCGCAGACTTAGAGGAGATTTAAAATGGCTGCAACCGCATGGCAACTGTATAACACTGCTAAACGCTACATCGGCAACGGGACGATTGAACTCGGCGCTGGTAACTTCAAGATGGCATTGTTCCGTACTTCTAGTAATGCTTCGACTTTTACCCTGAGCACGTTTGCTTCTTTGACTGCTCAGATCTCTGCGACCGGCGGATATGTGAGTGGTGGTAAAGCCCTGGTCCCCGCTACGGGCCAGTGGACTACCGGCGCTTCTGCTAAGCAGATGAAGTTCACCTACTCCACAGTGGGCCTGACCTTCACAGCTTCTGGCGCATCACTGACAAACATTCGGTACGCGGTAATTACGTATGGTGCTTCGGCTGCGGTAGCTTCTGCCCGTAAGCTGGTCTGCTTCTGCCAGCTATCGAGCGCACAGTTTTCCGTAACGTCGCCTAATACTCTTACGGTGCTACCCGCTGCGACCGGCGTCTTCACCCTTACCTAAAAAGTAAGGGGGCAAGGTGTTTGCTCAAGCCCCGTTTTCCGGCGCTCCTTTTGCATCTGAAGAGGGGACGTCTAATCCCGTAATCACTGTTGATACGGGAAGTATCTCTATTTCTGGGTTTGCACCAAGTGTTTTTTCTTCGGTGCTTGTAACGCCAGGAGTTGGAGCGCTAAATTTAACTGGTTTTGCGCCTGATTTAATAGTTGATGCTGTAGTAACACCAGCGTCAGGAAGCATTTCTATTCAAGGCTATGCGCCTTTAGTAGAAAACTTAATTGACATTACAGTTGGCGCTGGGGCCATTTCAATAGACGGAAAGGTTCCGGTCGCTCTTGTAGGGAATACCGTATCAACAGTTGTTGGGTCGGTCAGCATACAAGGTTACGCCCCAGAAGTTTTATCAAGTTTTGCAATTTCACCGGGAACCTATGATTTAAGTATTGTAGGTAACGTACCAGAAGTAATTTTAAAATTAAGTGTTACTCCAGCAACAGGGGCAATAGTTGTTGCGTCTGATGCAAGCACTGTTTTAACTGGTGCTGTAATTCAACCTGGCGTGGGATCTATAGCAATAACTGGGGCAGCGCCAAGTTTATCTTTTGTTATTCATACTCAAACTGGTTCTTTATCGGCCCAGGGGAACGCTCCGGTAGTTAACAGCGGGGTGTTTGTACCATCCACTGCCCTAACGTTTGCCGGCGCTGCGCCAAGTGTTGTTCCAGGAAGGGCAATTGCTCCGCAGTCTGGGTCGATGACAATTGCAACAAGCGTACCCACTGTTTTGCCAAGTTTTGAAATAAGACCAGGAACAGCAAATTTAGTTATCGTGACTTTTGCTCCCAAACGGCAGAGTCCAAATTGGGTTGTAATAAACGACACGCAAGATCCTAATTGGATACAGATTGCCGCATAGAGGATAGATCATGGCATTAGTTCTCAAAGACAGAGTTAAAGAAACTACGACCACAACCAGCACGGGGGCCTATACATTGGCTGGTGCAGTTGGTGGCTACCAATCATTTTCTGTAATAGGAAACGCCAACACTACGTACTACGCCGTAACAAACGGCACAGACTGGGAAGTTGGCATTGGAACCTATACAGCGTCTGGCACCATACTTAGTCGAGATACGATCCTAGAGTCCTCAAACTCTGGTAATGCAGTCAACTGGAGCGCAGGAACTAAAGAGATCTTTTGTACGTACCCCGCTGAACGTTCTATGTACGTTGATGGAACGACAATTACACCAGCTATATCCGCCAGGCTTGGGTTCGCTAATCTTGCTCAAGGATCTGCCCTGTCAGTCCTTGGTGTAACAGGCAATTCAACAGCAGACAACGCCAGTATCGCCGCCGGTACAGATAATCAGGTACTTCGTAGATCAGGGACGGCAGTGGCTTTTGGCGCAGTCAACCTAGCGTCTACTGCTGCTGTTACTGGCGATCTCCCCTTCTCCAATCTTGCCCAAGGTTCCGCTCTTTCCGTATTAGGTGTTACGGGAAACGCTACGGCAGATAACGCAAGTATTGCGGCGGGTACTGATCATCAAGTTCTTCGTAGGTCTGGTACGGCAGTAGCGTTCGGCGCAGTAAATCTTGCCCAAGCAGCAGCGATTACAGGAACTTTGCCGGTAGGTAATGGTGGTACAGGCATAACTTCCTTTGGTGCCGGTGTAGCCACTTGGCTTGGAACTCCTTCTTCTGCAAACCTAGCAGCGGCAGTGACTGACGAGACGGGTACTGGGTCTCTTGTCTTTGCAACCTCTCCGACTCTTGTAACCCCTATTCTTGGAACCCCGACCTCCGGCGCTCTGACAAATTGCACGGCAGACGGTACCAATGCGGTTGGATATCGAAATATACCCGCTGTAGCAGACAAGACGACCTCGTACTCATTGCAGACATCTGACGTTGGCAAGGTTGTGGGTGTTGGCTCTGGGGGCTCAATCACCATTCCAAACTCAACCTTTGCCGCTGGTGATGCCGTGCTGATCTTCAACAACACCGCTGGAGACGTAACAATCACGTGCACGATCACGACTGCTTATATTGCAGGTGCAGACGCTGATGTAGCTTCTGTAACCCTCTCGACCAGAGGTGTATGTAATATCCTCTTCTTGAGTGGTACCGCCTGCGTCCTTACAGGGAACATTGCATAAATGGCCTTCGTCGTAAGAGACCGCGTTAAGGTCACCAGCACAACAACCGGCACGGGGACTTATACCCTTGGTGCGGCTGTTGCTGGGTTCCAAACCTTCGCTGACATTGGCAATGCCAACCAGACCTACTACTCTGCGACCGACGGTACGAACTGGGAAGTGGGGATTGGAACCTATACCTCGTCTGGTACAACACTAAGCCGCGACACAATTCTTGGCTCTTCTAATAGCGGCAATGCCGTGAACTGGAGTGCGGGGACCAGAGAGATTCGATGCGCTCAGCCTGCGGAGGCCACTATTGGATCTGCGGCTACGGCGGATAACTCGTCGATTGGCACTAATGAGTATGCCTACGACAATCTTAAAAAAACATTGGATGCAAGTGCCCAAGGCGGTGTTTTGTTTAACAATAACAATGTTGCTGGGGTTGTAAGCACCTTTAGCTTGGTTTATTCAACATCCGATGCAGCTCTTGGTGGGACTTTAAACCAAAACGGAGATATTCATATTGTTCCGTTTTTTGCTCAAGTAGGACAAAAAATATCTTCATCAAACGCTGTTTCTACATATTCACTTGTTTATACGAGAGCCGCTGCCTATGGTGGCGGGGTGTTGGCTCCAAATGGGGACATTCATTTTGTACCTTGTGCCGGGGACCGGGGCCAAAAAGTATCCTTGTCTGGGGTGGTTTCTACCTATTCGTTGGTTTACTCTTCTGTGGGAACGACAAAGTATATAGGTGGTGTTGTAGCCCCAAATGGAGATATTCATTTTATTCCGCATAACGCTGTGGTAGGTCAAAAAATTTCTGCGGCTGGCGTGGTGTCTACTTACAGCCTTGCCTATACAGCAGGTGCGGCGTACGCCGGAGGGGTACTCGTTCAAAATGGAGATATTCATTTTGTCCCTTTTGACTCAGGTATCGGGCAAAAAATATCTGCTGCTGGAGTAGTTTCCACTTACTCTTTGATTGTTACCACCTCCCAAGCATATCAAGGTGGTGTTTTAGGGTTAGATGGGAGTATTTACTTTATAAACAGAGCAGCCCCAGTAGGGCAAAAAATATCTGCCGCTGGCGTTGTTTCAACTTTTTCATTGCTTTTTACAAGTGCCGGCGCTTACTACGGTGGTGTACTTGCACCAAATGGTGACATTCATTTTGTCCCTGCCGGAGCTTCTGTTGGACAAAAAATATCTGCCGCTGGAATTGTTTCAACTTACTCGTTAATCTTCACGTCTAGTATAGCGGCGGGTGGCGGGGTACTTCGTCCCGATGGAACCATTGTGTTTACTAGCTATTCACCACTTACATGCCAACAAATCTCTACCCTCCCAGGCGTTCCATTTGGAGCTGAAATTGCGCTCAGCTCCTACTTAAACAAGTTCTGAATATGCCACTCATCCTAGCAAACCGAGTCAAAGAGACGACCACCACGACAGGAACGGGTACCTATACGCTGGCTGGTGCGGTGGCTGGGTATCAGACCTTTGCGGCAATTGGCAACGCCAACACGACCTACTATACGGTCACGGACAACATCAACTGGGAAGTGGGCATTGGTACATACACCTCCTCCGGCACTGCCCTGGCGCGCACTAGGGTTCTTGCATCGTCTAACAGTAACGCAGCGGTGAACTGGGGTGCTGGAAGCAAAGAGGTCTTTTGTGGTGGGCCAGCAGAGATCACGCAGGGCACCGTGCCGACTGGAGACAATAGCTCGATTGGCACCAACGAGATCGCGTTTAAGAACTTTGCCAAGACATTTTTGGCAGGTGAGACGATTGGGGTGCCATATGAAAATAATGGCACGAATGGGGTTGTTAGCACTTATTCTTTGGTTCGCACAGGATCTCAACAATATTTGGGCGGGGTACTTGCTCCTAATGGGGACATTTATTTTGTAAACACAAATGCTCCAGTAGGTCAGAAAATATCCGCTGCGGGTGTAGTGTCTACTTTTTCGCTTATTTATACGAACAGCTCTAATTCATCTTATATAGGCGGTGTTTTAGCTTCTAACGGCGATATTCATTTTGTTCCAGGTTTTGCCCCCGTAGGACAGAAAATATCTGCATCAGGGGTAGTGTCTACTTATTCATTGGTGTATACCAACCCAACCACTAAATACATTGGAGGCGTCTTAGCCCCTAACGGCGATATTCATTTTGTTCCACAAAACGCTATCGTAGGACAAAAGGTTTCAGCGTCTGGAGTCGTTAGCACCTATTCGCTTGTTTATACAACGTCAGCCGCCTATGCTGGTGGCGTACTTGCTCCCAATGGCGATATTCATTTTGTGCCTGATACCGCTGTTGTAGGCCAAAAAATATCTGCCGCTGGTGTAGTTTCAACCTATTCTTTGGTGTATACAACGAGTAATGCTTATTACGGCGGTGTTTTAGCTACGAATGGGGATATTTACTTTGTTAACTTTAGAGCGGCCGTTGGACAGAAAATATCTGCCGCTGGAGTAGTTAGCACGTATTCTTTGGTGTATACAACGAGTAATGCCTACGCTGGCGGTGTACTTGCTCCTAATGGAGACATTCATTTTGTACCTACGAGCGCAAACAGAGGGCAAAAAATATCCGCTGCGGGTACTGTATCCACCTATTCTCTTGCATATACAGGGAATCAGTTGTACCGAGGGGGCGTTTTTACCCCTAGTGGAGATATTTACTTTATTCCATGGAACGCGGCAGTGGGGCAAAAAATCTCCACCGGATCTTCTGCCTTCAAACTTGAAACAGCATTAAGCTCTTACTTGAATAAACTCTAATCATGCCTATCGTACTAGCCAATCGCGTTAAAGAGACCACCACGACAACCGGTACTGGTACGCTTACGCTTGCTGGTGCTGCTGATGGATTTCAATCCTTTGCCGCAATTGGTGATGGCAACCAGACTTACTACACTATTACTAATGGTACGGACTGGGAGACGGGCCTTGGAACCTATACGTCCTCTGGAACCACCTTTAGCCGAGATCAGATCTACGAATCTTCTAATAGCAATGCCGCTGTCAACTGGGGAGCAGGGCTAAAGACGGTCTTCTCCACTTTCCCCTCTGAGGCATCAGGTGGCACGATAGCTACAGCAGACAATAGTTCAATTGGTACGGATCAGGTAGCCTGGGACAACTTTCAGAAGCTCATTAATCGAGGCGTGGTTGGTGGTGTGCCGTATCAGAACAACAATACTAATGGCGTAGTGAGTACGTATAGTCTCGTATCTACGGCTACTACAACCGTAAACTTTACTGGTGGGGTATTAGCACCAAATGGCGATGTGCACTTTATTCCCTACAACAGTGTGCGTGGTCAAAAAATATCCGCCGATGGAGTGGTATCTACGTATTCTCTTGTTTATACCGTCGCAGGAGCATACGCTGGAGGCGTGTTAGCAGGGAACGGAGACATACAGTTTGTTCCCGCTTCCGCTGTTAGAGGACAAAAAATCTCCGCCTCCGGGGTTGTTTCTACCTATTCGTTAGTCTACACGACAGCCATAGCTTATTTTGGTGGCGTATTAGCCCCCAACGGAGACATACATTTCGTTCCAAATGGAGCAGCCAGGGGACAGAAGGTGTCCGCCGCTGGAGTGGTTTCTACATACTCCCTCGTTTATACGACTGCTGTAGGAGCTTATTTTGGTGGAGTATTAGCACCAAACGGGGATATACATTTTGTCCCAAGAATCGCGATAGTTGGCCAAAAGATTTCTGCGGCTGGAGTAGTTTCTACATACTCTCTTGTTTACACCGCATCGGATGCTTATAGGGGCGGTGTTTTGGCTCCTAACGGTGACATTTATTTTATTCCATATAATGCTAATCGTGGCCAAAAGATATCAGCTGCTGGAGTAGTTTCTACTTATTCGTTGGCCTATACAGTCTCTGCTGCCTATAACTCTGGAGTATTGGCTCCAAACGGGGACATTCACTTTATTCCAGCTTCTGCCGCAGTTGGCCAAAAAATTTCTGTGAATGGAGTTGTGTCTACCTACTCTCTTGTGTATACAACAGCTGGAGCCTATGTAGGAGGTATTCTTCGTCCAAACGGCTCTATTGTCTTCATTCCTGGAAATTCAAATTTTGGTCAAATCATTTCAACTGGTTCTGGTCAGTTTCCCTTGGCTGTATGCTGTAGTTCGTATTTAAATAAATTATAAAGGAGAGTTCGTGTACAACCGTGACAAAATTCTTGCGACGATGCAAGAAATCTATGATGAGTCAAAGAGCATTGCACCCTACGTCGTCATCGCGCAGCCAAGGCGAGACCTAAAAGAAACGGCAGCGCAAAACTTCGATGGATATGAAGGGTTGCATATCGACCTTCTTGGGTTTTCTCACGGTTTCGTACACATTGGCGGCGAGAAGGTAGACGTCGCCCGTAACTACCTTATTGAGCAGGCGCTTGAGTCTGGGGCCAAGTACCTCTTCTTCATTGGCGAAGATACGGTCATTCCTTATGATGGGTTTAAAGTCTTGCATGAGACGGCAGAGAAGAACCCTGATGCGGCTGTCGTTGGGGTTTATTACATCAAGTGCTCTGACGCCATGATCATGGTCCGTAACAACGACTGGATCACCATCCCGAACGTAGACCCAGGTCAACTTATCGAGGCGTGGCAGACCGGCATGGACGCCATGTTGATACCGATCTCAATCCTCAAGAAGATGAAAGAGGAGGCCCCCGAGCTTCCCTTTTGTTGCATCGCAAACAACGTCGAGGGACCAAAAGGTACTATCCCGTTTATTGGTGAGGACAACTTCTTCGTCCACCGGCTGCACAAGCGAGGCACCAAGCTCCTGGTCAACACGGACGTTCAATGCCTGCACATGGACCTTGCGTCTGGCATGTATACCGCTCACCCCTCTGTGGATCTGAAGCGCTACTACACCAACATCAAGCCTACCAGGCCGCTGACCCTGGACGACAAAGAGTTTATTGACAAACGCTGGCACGACCGCCTACCCGAAGGTACGGGGGCCAAGTCTGGATACAAGGCTATCATCACCCAGTTACAGGCCGAGAATCAGCCAATTAAATTCAACATGGGCTGCGGCCAAGACAAGATTCCTGGCTACATGGGCGTGGACAAGCATAACCCCAATGCAGACATTAAGATGGATCTATTTGAGCTTGATCTGCCAGAGGGCTGCGCTGATGAGGTTTTGGCCTCTCACGTTATTGAGCACCTGCCTATGCACCGTGCACCCGAGGCATTGTCTGGGTGGTTAAAGGTTCTCAAGCCCGGTGGCAAGCTCGTTATGGAGCAGCCAGACCTGGAAGAAATGTGCCGAGATTTTTTATCTCAAGATGAGAAAGAACGGTTTATGACTACGGTCTGTATTTATGGCGCGGCAGCAGAGCCTGGGGTTGATGGGCTTGAGAAGACTGGTGCAGCCTCTCCCCATTTGTGGGGTTATACGCCAAAATCCCTGAGCGATCTTGTTGGCGCTGTTGGGTTCAAAGATATTCAGATTCTTCCGGCCACCGGACCGCATCCGGGCAAAAACTTCCGTCTTGAAGCAGTGAAAGGGTAATCATGGCTACGATTTCATTAGAGGGCTTGGCCTCCGGTATTGCCGGAGAAGAACGCGCTGTGGCGTACGTGAAGGTTGACCACAATGGTCAGACCTACGATTGGAAGGTATTCGTTCCTCCCATGCAGGATCTGAGCTTGTACTTACAGTCTGTTACTGATGCTGTGGCCGCAGACATTGACGCAAAAGAAACAGCTTGGGCGGCTTTGACACCGAAGACTCGGGAGATCGAAGACCCCCTGACCGGCGAGACGATTGTCGAGGAAATCCAAAAGGGCGAGATCGTTCGGGCTGATGACCCTGATTACTACGCCAAGCGCCGCGCAGAGTACCCGCCTTTGGCAGAGCAACTCGATGCCTTCTGGAAGGGTGGTCAGGCTCAGGCAGACATGCTTGCCAAGATCCAGGCCGTGAAGAACAAGTACCCGAAGCCTTAATTATGTGGGCCATTGAAGACCGCCATGTCGGCAAGATCATTCGCACGGACAGCATCGACCGCCTTACTATTCGCGGCCCATCTGTCACGGCAGGCCTTGCCTTTGTGATCTTTAATCCACGGGACACGGTAGTAACGATCTCATCGCAGATTAAAAAGACGTACAAGGCAGCAGATACGCAGGCAAGATCAGAGTTCCAGATCAAGCCCAAAGGGTTGGCAAACGTCCTCTACGTAGCCGAGGACATGGTGGTTGTTTCTGGAGACGTATTATGAGCGGAATCGTATTGGCGTTTGTCGGTGCCTCTTTTGGGGGAGGTGGTGTTGTAATTGCGGGAGATGCCGCTTATGCTGCATCGACCTATGGCGAAGTAGCTTTTGGATAACCTGGAGTAAATCATGGCGTCAACGTACAGCCCACTTAAGATCGAACTCATTGGCACCGGTGAACAGGTTGCTACTTGGGGTCAGACCACTAACACAAACCTAGGCACGGCTATTGAGCAGGCCATAGGAGGCAAAGCAGATGTCACGATGTCCAGCACATCGGAGAGCCTGACCCTTACCAATACCAATGCGCTTCAAGATGCTCGGGCCTTGTACCTCAATCTCACTGGTACGCCAGGCGGAGCTGCGACTCTCAATGTCCCGGCTGTTCAGAAAGCCTACATAGTCCGAAATGGAACTACCGGTGGTAACGCGGTGACGGTCAAGGTCACTGGCCAGACAGGTGTTTCTGTTCCCAATGGTGCCACGATGCACCTGTATAACAATGGGACGGACGTAGTAAACGCCATGACAAACCTCCCTGCCGGTGCAACGGTAGGCGGAGTGGCAATCGGTACTGGTGGCGGATCTGTAACTTCTGTTGCGGGGACTGGTACGGTCAATGGAATTACTTTGACTGGCACGGTTACATCATCTGGATCGCTAACTCTTGGAGGCGCTCTTAGCAACGTTGACTTAGCTACCCAGGTAACAAATACCCTGCCAACAAATCGTGGCGGCACGGGACAAACTGTTACTCAGTATTGCAATTTAGCTACCAACGTATCCGGTATCCTCCCAATTGCTAACGGTGGTACGGGAACAAACTCAACGACATTTTGTAATCTAACAACAAATGTCACCGGAACATTGCCAGTTAATAGGGGCGGTACTGGGGCTGCGACACTTACCTCTAATGCAGCATTGATTGGTAACGGTACTGGGGCAGTGCTCGGCCTTTCGCCAGGCCCTGTTGGAAATCTTATGACTTCCGACGGAACGACATGGGTATCATCCGCTCCTCCGACGTCTTTTATAGCCGGCATGATCATCATGTGGTCCGGGACTATTGCTACCATTCCAAGCGGATGGGCGCTCTGTAACGGATCAAACGGTACCCCGGATCTACGAGATCGTTTCATCATTGGTGCAAGCCAGGACAGCGGCGGGCAAGCACGAACAAACGTTACGGGATCACTAACGCAGACTGGCGGTACCAAAGACGCCATTGTTGTAAGCCATACGCACACGGCGTCATCATCTGTAACAGACCCAGGCCACACCCACACAGCCAATATCGTTAATGAGATTCTTGCTGGTGGACCATTCTCAACAGTTCGCCCGGTTCCGCTTGGATCTGGAACGATTGGTATGACAACAGCAACTACCGGAATTAGTGTTGCCACCTCTGTTTCGACAGCTGGTTCGTCTGGCACTAATCAGAACTTGCCTCCGTACTATGCGCTGGCATTTATTATGAAGACCTAAAATGCTACAGATGCCAAGCAACCTGCCCGAGTACATCATGTACTTGGAGAATGTAGTCCCCCAGACTTTAATAGACGAGATCTTTTCTGAGTATGGTGGGGATGAAGACTGGGAAGACTCCAAGATTGGTGTCGATGGGCAGGTTATTAAAAATGTCAGAGGCGCTAAGATTAAGTCGCTGTCCCAAGCGGAAAGTATCCAAAAGAACGAGGCAGTAAGAAAAAACATTGACGCCCAGCTTTTCAAATGCGTAGAGATTGGGCTTCTTGCCTATACAAAGAAGTTTCCCATGTGCGTGGTACAGAAGGACACTGGATACGACTTGCTTAAATATGATGCAGGGACTGGATATACCCGGCACGTGGATAACTTTCTTGGATTCCAAAGGGCGGTGTCCTGCTCTATCGTCCTAAACGATGGCTTTGAAGGCGGTGAGTTTAGTTTCTTTAATGGTGAGGTGTCTTACAAGTTGGGCACTGGAAGCATGTTGTTATTTCCAAGTTCCTTTCAATACCCGCATGAAGTAAAGACTGTTACATCTGGTACACGTTATTCAATAGTCACTTGGTTTAATTAAATGAATACAGACATCGATTTATTAAAAATTCAGGCTCGTATTGAGCTAGATAAGTTAGAAGCCCAGGCTGCTGCTAAAGACGTAGCCGGTAAGGCTATCGGCAAGAACGGCCTTCCTTACATCACTGCCATAGTGGTCATCGGCGTGGTGGCTAGTATCTTCCTAGAAGAAGGCAAGATGGCTGCGGTCATGGGGCTACTCGGTGCTTCTCTGACGGCCCTGATTTCTATGCTTAACGGCATCGCCGGTACCGCACCCAAGCAAGAGCGGCCTGAGTTTGAAGTCATCAAGACCCTGATCGACCGGCTGGATAGGATTGCTGATAAGGCCGAGCCTATGGCGGTTACTGTTGATGGTGATCGGGTCACGGTTCGTAAGGGTGACGACATAGTGACGACTGGAAAGGAAAAGTAATGCTGCCTCTTGCTGCCATCCTATCAATCGGGGAAAAGGTACTGGACAAGGTACTGCCCGACCCTAATGCTAAAGCAGAGGCCCAAGCCAAGCTCATGGAGATGGCCCAAAAAGGGCAGCTTGCCGAACTAGAGTTTCAGGCCAAAGAAATGGCCTCGGCTCGTGACCGTGAGATTCAGATTGCCACCAGCGAGTTTGCTCCGACTTTGAACAAGATTGTGACTCCCGTGCTGGCGTTGGGTACGGTTGCGCTGACTTTCATGCTCTACGCCGTGATCATTTTTGTGGATGTTGACGAGCAGTCTAAAGACATCTTGATCTACGTGCTCGGTGCACTGACCTCTGCCGTGACCATGGTTCTCGGGTACTACTTCGGCAGTTCTGCGGGTAGCAAGGAAAAAGACCAGAAGATCAAGGATCTAATGAAATGACACAATTAACCAAGAACTTTTCCCTGGCGGAGATGGTTAAGTCTGAGACTGCGCTGCGGCATGGTATGGAGAATAACCCTGGCCCGGACGAACTGAACAACCTGTTGCAACTTTGTGCCAATGTCCTCCAGCCTATTCGTGATCACTACCAGAAGGGTGTGAAAGTCAACTCGGGCTATCGCTCGCCGGATGTAAATGCTAAAGTTGGCGGGTCAAGAACGTCGGACCATACACGTGGTATGGCTGCTGACATAGAGATACCGGGGGTGCCCAATGCAGAGCTTGCTATTTATATTAGAGACAACCTGGCTTACACACAGCTTATTTTGGAATTTTATACTCCTGGCGTACCTGACAGTGGTTGGGTTCATGTTAGTTACGATGAGCAGAATCTGAAGAAACAGGTTCTGACGGCCACCAGGAAAGACGGAAAAACCGTATACCTACCAGGATTGGTTGCGTAAATGTTAAGAAAAGTCACTCTTCGCCCAGGCATCAACAGAGATACAACGAACTATGCCAACGAGGGCGGTTACTATGAGTGCGACAAGATCCGCTTTTACTCTGGGTATCCACAGAAGCTGGGTGGCTGGGTTGAAGCTACGACAGAACGATTTTTGGGAACTTGTCGGCAGCTCTGGAATTGGGTTACATCCTTTACAGACAACTTTCTTGCGGTTGGTACAGATCAAAAGGTCTACATTGAGGTCGGTGGACTTTACTATGACATCACCCCAATACGTAATCCTCTCGCTTCTCCAGATCAAGAGTACACATTTAAGACCCCTACTACAGACAACTGTATAGATACGACCAATGGTTCAACCACGGTCAATATCAACATCACGGCTCACGGATGCTTGGTTGGGGACTACATAACCATAGCTGGATCTGCCGATGTTGGTGGCATACCTAGTGCGGTTCTTAATACCGAGCACAAAGTTACAGAAGTAACGGACACTAATAACTTCAAAATTGTTGTATCGACTGCTGCGACGTCAACCGTAACTAACGGTGGTGGTACGTCTATATTTGTAGGGTGCCAGATACATCCAGGCTTTCCTCTTCAGACAGCAGGTTATGGCTGGGGAACTGGAGGATTCGGTGGTACAACCGGTTTATCCGCCATTGGAACGTTTACAGTTACCGTCGCATCCCCAGCGGTTCTTACCTTTGCAGCGCACACCCCCGTAGATAACACCGTAATCATCCTAAGTACAACCGGCGCTCTTCCTACAGGTTTATCTGCTGGTGTGGCGTATTACATCGTCGGATCATCTGGTAGCACGTGTAGCCTGGCGCTTACCCAGGCAGGAGCCTCGATCAATACGACAGGAACTCAAAGCGGAACCCATAGTGCTCAGCTTGTAGCTTCTCCAACAGGATGGGGGTTTGCTAGTCCTCTACCTGTTTACCTACCTCAGAGAGACTGGTTCTTTGATAACTTTGACAACGACTTGGTGATGAATATTAGAGCGGTGACTACTGGTACAGGTGTGGCTACTGGTGGACCAATTTATTACTGGAGTCGTGGTACGACGGTAAGTTCCCAGGCTGAGCTAAGCACTAGAGCCGTATTGTTGTCTGGGCTAACCATTGATGGAGTGGTCCCGGCAGATGTTCCTGAATCCGCTTACCAAATACTTGTATCCCAGAATGATAAGCATCTTCTGGCTTTTGGATGTCAGCCATATGCAGGATCTACAGGTGACTTCGATCCTCTTCTAATTCGTTGGGCAACCCAGGATCAGCCAAACGTATGGACGCCGCTGCTTACTAACTCGGCTGGATTCATCCGAGTATCCCGTGGATCGAGGATTGTCAGGGCGCTGCCAACCAGGCAAGAGATCGTAGTCTTTACAGATACACACCTGTATAGCTTTCAGTTCCTAGGCACTATTGAAGTGTTTGGGCTTCAGGAGCTATCAGACAACATCTCAATCATGTCGGCCAGATCTTGTATCTCCGTGAACAACGTGACTTACTGGATGGGGCTAGATAAGTTCTATGCCTATGATGGCCGGGTCCAGACTCTCCCCTGTACGCTCAGAGAGTACGTGTTCAAAGATATTAACTTGAACCAAGCAGACCAGGTTATCTGCGGGACGAACGAGGGATACAACGAAGTCTGGTGGTTTTATTGCAGCGCAAGTTCAAACTGGGTTGATCGTTATGTTATTTTTAATCACCTAGAAAGAGTCTGGTACTACGGGAGTCTTACTCGCACAGCGTGGCTAGATGTCTCTTCGAGGAATTACCCAACGGCGGTCTTTACTGACGAGAACCAAGATCCAGGTATTCTTTATACCCATGAACTTGGAGTGGATGATGGTTTGCTTCCGATGGAGGCGTTTGTCCAATCTTCAGACTTTGACATCGAGGACGGTGAAAAGTTGATGCTGACCAAGCGGATGATCCCGGACGTAAATTTCCGTGGGTCTACGGCAGCAAACCCAGAAGTAACCATGGCCATACGGGCTAGAAACTTCCCAGGATCAGCTTTTACCAATAACGCCCTGAACGAGAAGCCGGTCATTCAGACTTCTATTGACCAGTACACAGAGCAGGTATTCATCCGTGCCCGAGGCAGACAGATGGCCATGCGGATCAGTTCAGATGGGCTTGGGGTTCAGTGGCAATTGGGTATGCCTAGGATTGACGCCCGAGAAGACGGCAAGAGATAAATGGCGCTTATTGGATTCCGGGCACCAGCTCTTCCTCTGCCAAGGCAGGAGTATGACCGTCAGCAGATGGACCAGCTTATCAATGCGCTGCGTCTGTACTTCAACCAACTAGACTCCCTCACTCCGCAGCAGGCAAACTCCTACCGAGCAGACGAGTTTATTGGTGGGATCTTCTCTGGTTCAGCCTATACCGGAGGGACATTTACTGGAACGGTGTTTACCGGAGACAGCTTTAACGGTGACTTTTTCAATGGCGGGAACTTTAGCGGGGAACAGTTCAATGGTGGTGTCTTTGCCGGCCAAGGAAGAAGGCTTGTATTTCCACACATAGCAGCATCGGATAGTACGGATCAGGTAGCGACGGGAAACAACACAGCTACTTTAGTTAAGTTTGATACTTTGGATTCAGGGTTTGGTTGGACGCTTAACTCTCCCGGATCTGCTACGGCAGACTATGCTGGCGTGTACACCATAAGATACAGACTACAGTACATAAATACAGCAAACGCTATTCACTATGCGGATGTCTGGCTCAAGGTAAATGGCAGCAACGTAGCCAACTCAACTACTAGATTCTTTATTCCGGCTCATAAAAGCGCCTCTGCGGGAGAAGAAGGGTACCTCTGCGCTTACTCTGAGGTAACTTTTGCTGTTCAAATTGGAGATGAGATAGAGCTTTACTGGGCTACAGACCTTGCAGGAAACCCGACTACACCGACTAACGGGGTGTATATGTTCCACGATGCTGCAAGCGCCAGCCCCTATTCCAGACCAGCTATCCCCTCGGCAATAGGATCAATTAGTTTTGTATCAGCAGTAGAAAGCGTAAGCGTGAAACCTGGGGTAAAAGCAGTCCTGCTTTCTGGTTCTTTACCCACGGTTACAACCTAGTCAACAGTAGCTAAATCACGGATAATACGGTTAGTCAAGCATTTAGGAGGCTTTTATGGGTACAGGCGTAGGCGAGGCAATGATCATTGGTGCTGTAACTGGCGCCGGTACTTCTGCTATTACAGGTGGAGATCCACTTAAAGGAGCGCTTCTTGGTGCTGCCGGGGGTGGCGTAGGAGCGGGGATTGCCGGGGCTGGAGCAGGGGCAGGCGCAGCTAGTGGAGCGGGAAGTGCAGCAGCTCCCATAACCACGGCAAGCACTACAGGGGCAACGACTGGTGCAACCATGGGTTCGGCAGCTCCAATTACTAGCGTCGGTGTACCAGGAGGCGCAGGACAAATAGGAATGTCAGCATTGCCAAGTGGAGCAACTGTTCCATCTATGATGATGCCTAGTGGTGATATTTCCATGCTGGCGTCTCAGACCCCTGGAACCGCTTCAAGTGCCGCAGCGGGATCTCCAACATTCCCCTCAATGAATGCGTTCTACGCCAGAAACCCGGTATTAATGCCCGCTGGCCTTGGCGCTGCGTCTGCGGCTATTGGCCAGTCTTATGACGTAGAAGGATTGCCCGAGCAAGAAAAGTATAGCGGCCCTCTCAGCCGATTCCGCTATGACCCGGACAAGTATCGTACAGCCATGGCAGGCGGTGGCCTAGCAGACTCCGCAGTAGCACAGCGTTACATGAGGGGCGGGCATCTTGGCGCCTACTCAGATGGTGGGCGGTTAACCAAGGGGCCAGGCGATGGCATGTCAGACAACATCCCGGCACGTATTGGCGCTAAGCAGCCTGCTCGTTTAGCAGACGGCGAGTTTGTAGTACCGGCAGATGTCGTCTCTGGGATTGGCAACGGGTCAACCGATGCTGGTGCTCGTAAGCTCTACGCCATGATGGACAAAGTTCGTAAAGCTCGTACAGGAACCAAGCGTCAGGGTAAAGAGATCAACCCCAGTAAGTACATGCCAGCCTAGGAGATAGAGATGGGCGGAATGGTAAGTAACGCAATTAATCAGTCTGGGCTGCCTAACGCAATTAATCAGGCTGGATTTCAACAACAGCTTGGCCGGGTATCTAACCAGATGTACCAGCCGCCCAGTCAAATGGGTGGGTACGACCCATACACCGCTATGCGTCGGCCTAACTACATGCCATTTGGTCCAAACCAGCAGTTCTATCAGCCGATCTACCAGCCTAGCTATTCCCAGTTCTCCAACTTTGGTTATGGCCAAGCGCCCTTTGGTGGGTTCTATCAGCCGCCGATGATGGGTTTTGGTATGCAAAGGTTTCAGCCTCAACAATTTCGGCCCATGCTATCTCCGCAGCCAATGCAGTCTCAGTATCGGCCTATTCCATACATGACTCAATCTCAGATTGATACTCGTAATGCAGCGGCAGCAGCGGCAGCAGCGCCCCCACCAAATATTTATGACGGTAGCGGCGGCGGTTATGGAGACGGCGGAGTTGGTGGTGACGGCGGTGGTGTTGGTATGGGTGCTGGTAGCACCGGTGAAGGGGTATTTAAAAAAGGCGGCAATGTAGATGACGGTATCGCTTCTTTGCTGAAGAAATGAATCTAAACATCCAAGTTGTAGATACAAACTACATCAGCCAGATTTGGAATCAGGTAGACCAGTATTTAATAGACGCACTAATAAAAGATAACGACGCCCCTGACTGGAGTAACTGTTACAACATTCATCATGTCCAGGGGTTTTTGACTAGCGGTGTGTGGTTATTGTTGGTGGCGGTAGATGAGGAAGGAAAGATCCACGGTGCCGCAACAGTGTCATTTGCGAACTATCCGATGGCCAGGGTAGCGTTCATCACACTGATAGGAGGTCGGATGATCTCCAATAGCAACACGTTTGAGCAGCTTAAGATGATTCTAAAGCAGCGCGGGGCGACAAAAGTCCAAGGGTACGGTAGAGAATCTATCGTTCGATTGTGGAAGAGATACGGCTTTGAGCCACGAACTACTTTAGTGGAAGTGCAATTATGAGATACGATCACTTTTCAATGCTGCCCGAACGGGCTTTCCAAAAGCGGCCATTTGGCGGCATGACCCTAGAGGGCGGTAGCGGTGGCGGTGGCGGTGGCCACACGACTAGCACGGTCACCCAATCTTCCATCCCTGATTGGCTACGTCCACAGACAGAAGCGCTCCTTGGTGCTGCGACGCAAGAGACCTTCCAGACTCAGAAGACCCCAGAGGGTACTTACGAGATCACTGGTGTTAAACCATTTGTTCCGTATAGCGCAGACCCCCGCGATTACTTTGCCCCGTTTAGCCCACAGCAACAACAGGTAATGTATGAAGCATCTCAGATGCAGCGGCCTGGTGGATTCGGTGTTGGCCAACAAATGGTTGGCAGTGCTGGAATGGGTGGATTAGAAACCGCTGGTGGTGCCTATGACTACGGTCAGATGGGTGCTGGATACGGGGCGGCTGGTGCTCGATTGGGAACCCAAGGTGGAGCGCAATTTGGAAACCTAGGCGCTGGATACGGAATGATGGGCGCTGGTATGGCCCCCGAAGCTCAGATGTATGGCCGCACCGCAGCAGACATTGGTTCGATGGGTCTCCGTGCAGAAGAGCTTGGCCGTGACGTAGGCGAAGAAGCTCGTCAGTATGCTCGTCAAGCAGCAAGCATGGGTGGTACCTATGAGCGTATGGCAACAGACCCACGGGCTATCCAAGCCTACATGTCACCGTATCAACAAGGTGTCACAGAGGTAGCAAAACGCAAGGCAATTGATGACGCCCAACGTGCTCAGCTCGGGCAAAACTTAGGGGCTGTACGAACAGGTACATACGGCGGTGCTCGACAGGCTCTTCTCCAGGGTCAGCGTGAGGCTGGATTACAGCAGCAGCTCAGCGACATTCAAGCTCAAGGACTTCAGCGGGCGTTTGAACAAGCTCAACAAGCACAACAGTTCGGTGTCACAACTGGTCTACAAGGACTCCAAGGAGGTCAGGCTGGACTTGGAACCGCTCTCCAAGGTGGTCAGCTAGGACTCTCTGGTATCGGCCAGGCAATAACTGGTCAAGAGGCTGGGCTTCGTGGACTGGGTCAGGCCGGTCAACTGTATGGTCTGGGTATGCAGGGTGCTGGTGTTGGACTTCAAGGAGTTCAGCAGCAACTCGCTGGCACAGAACAGGGTATGCGCGGAGCTGGCGTTGGCCTACAGGGAATCTCTGGTGCCCAGGCTGGATACGGACTTATGGGTCAGATGGGCCGGTCACTTGCGGATATTGCTCAGCAGCAACAAGCATCAGACATTGCTCGCCTACAGTTCCAACAACAGATTGGTACGCTCCCACAGGAACAACAACAGCAAATCATCAATCAGGCGATCCAGAACTATGCGATGGCGCAACAGTACCCGCAGCAGCAGCTTGCCGCATACAACGCCTTACTACGTGGTTACGCGACACCGGTCACTACAGTATCTCAGTATCAGGCAGCAGCCAGCCCCGTCTCTCAACTTGCTGGTCTCGGACTCACGGGCGCCGCAGCATATGGCATGGCAACCGGCAAGAAAAAGGGAGGCGAGATTAAAGAAGGTATAGACTCCCTCGCACTGAAGAAAGCTATGAAAAAGGTGGCAGCATGATCGGAAGCACACTCAGCCGTGTTCAGACGGCAGAAAAGCTCAGCATCCCGCAGCTTCAGCAGGCCATTCAGTCTGGGACTATCCCGGCCTATATGGGCGTTCCTCTCCTGGAAGAGAAGATCCAGTTTGAACAGAGGATGCGTTCAGCCGCAGCAGCCCGCATGGCCCAAGGTCAGCAACCTACTATTGCCGAACAGGTCATGGACCAAGCCCAGATGGCTGATCAGGGTGGCATAGACCAGATCCCCATCCAAACTCCTGAGTTCGCAGGTGGCGGTATCGTAGCGTTTAGCGCAGGGGATAAGGTTCAGTCCGATGAGATGCTTTTGGAACAAGCCATTAATTCTTTGGTGCAACGAGACCCATCTATCAATGCCAACTTCATCAGGCAGGCGTATGCCAGCTCTCCACCTGAAAGACGGGAGCAGCTCCTTGCTCAACTAAGAGACAGGGAGGCCTCTAAGTTTGCGCGTCAAGGAACAGGCGTTCCAATGACCCCTAATCAGGGTATTGCCGGCGCAGACATGGATAGGGAAGCAGCCAAGTTTGCTCGGCAGGGTACAGGCGTACCAGGCACTCCGCCCAAAGACACAGGTATTGCCCCCGAGATGGATGAAGATAAAGTCATGCCCGATGCTGGGATTTCTTCCATTCCTATCTCCCCGATCATTCAACGGGCTGGCGAGATGGCAACGGCTCTCCGTGGGACTGAACAGGCCACTCCGATTCCAACCATTGAAGAGGCTGGTAAGCAGACGAGCGACCTTCTCAAAGCATCTGGATACGATGAGAACGTTCTTGGAAACATTCAGAAAGAGATCGCATCGCAGCGTGAGTCCCTGGCCAAAGATAAGGCTGAGTCACGTAACTTCCGTCTCCTTGAGATGGGCCTTGGGATCATGGCTGGTACGTCTCCTAACGCCTTTGAGAACATTGGCAAGGGCGCAGCACCTGGCTTGAGGGGACTTGCTTCTGACATCAAGGATCTACAGAAGGCTGAGCGTGAGTTCAAACTGGCTGAGCAGAACCTTATGCTTAAGCAGAATGACGCTGCTATGGGTAAAGCCAAGATCACTCAGGGCACCATTGATAAGGCTCAAGAGCGGGCTGATAAGAAGGCTGAGAAGTTTGACCAACTCAAGGCAGACCTTGCCAAGACGATGCTTACCACTGAGTCGCAGGAGCGTTTGGCTCGGGCGGCATACAGTACCAAACTCACGGACTTCGATAAACAGTGGAAACTGTACTCACGTGAGGCTGAAGCTAAAGGTGAAACGCCGTCGTTTACGGGATTCCAAACTGCCATTGGAGATCGTCCGTTGACCATGAAGGACGCTCTAGCTGCCGCGAGACAAGACATAGGCGCTGAAGGTACTATAGAAAGCAGGGCTCGTCAGATGGTAGAAGACGATAGGAAATACAGAGCGGCTCAGAGAGCTGGGCAAGTACCGCGTGGCCAAACGCCACCCCTACCCCCAGGATTTGTCATACAAGGAAGATAAAGGTTAATTATGCAGAGAGCAGTCAACCCCCAAACTGGTGAGGTACTGTTCCTTGTTAATAACCAATGGACCGCCCCGTTACAAACCGCGAGGAATCCGGACTCAGGCCAAATGGCCTACTTGGTTAATAACGAGTGGCAGGTCTTAGATCCGTTTAAGCAGGAAGAAAAAGGATTCCTTGAGTCCGTCTTTGGAGTAACGCCGCAACAGTTTGCTGAAGCGGCCAAGCCAGAGCCTTTCACCAGAGAAGTTCTTGACGTTCCTCTTAAAATTGCTGAGGGGACTGTATCAACTACCCGTGCTATTACGGAAGCATTTGGTGCCAACAATGCTGCCGCTCAAAACATTCGTGGCGTAGAAAAGTACCTTGCTGAACTAGCGTCTGCACAGTCCAAACAGGACTCTCAGGCGATTGCCGCAATCATGAAGGATGCAGAAGACAAGGGGATTGGTGAACAACTTAAAGCCGCGCTGTCTGCGTTTGCCACAGCGCCAGTTGACTTCCTTGCTCAAGCTGCTGGATCGTCCGTTCCTATCCTGTTGGGCGCCGTTGCTGGTGTACCAGGTTTAGTTACCACCGCTGGATTGACGGGAGCTGGCGTAGTCAAAGGCACGATATACGACACCGTCAAAGAAGAACTTAAGAAGGCCGGCGCATCAGAGAAGGAAGCTGAAGAGCGAGCAATGGCTGCTCAAGAATATGGCGGTGAAAACCTTGACATGATTCTTGCCGGCACGGCTCTTGGTGCTGTTGCTGGTAGGACGGGCGTTGAGAAATACATTCTTGGAAAGATCGCGGCAAAGCAAGCGGCTCAACAAGCTGCTCAAAAGGGCGCTGTTCGTCAGGCGGTAGAAACCGGCGTAACAGAGGCTGTTCCAGAGGCTATTCAGGCTGGACAGGAACAATTGGCGGCTAACATCGCTGCTCAAAGAGAAGGACTTGATGTACCAACATTCCGAGGCGTAGCTGGTCAGGCTGCATTAGAAGCTATTGCAGGTGGCGCTCTGGGTGCTGGTATTGGAGCTGCTGGTGAAGCTGGTCCTGCTGCTCCTCCTGTCCCCCCTACCGCAACCCCACCCGCTGCCGCTGCACCAACGCCTGCTGCACCCCCAACTGCTGCTGCACCACCTACCGTAGTTACTCCTGTAACTCCTACGGGTGCCCCTCCTGGAACCACTCCGTCTCCAGTGGTACCCATTCCCCCAGGACCAGATCTCCTTGGCGGATATGCAGACGCTGGAAACAACATCGAGGTAAGGATAGCTCCAACACCAGATGGAAGGTTCCAGGTCATATACGTAGATGGAAACTCTGGGCAGTCTTCTGATGCCGGTATATTCGATGACTTCGATGGCGCCAACGCAACGGCTGCAATGCTTGTTGGTGTAAATCCGGCTACCTTTGCTCCGCCGGCAGCGCCAACACCTCCTGCAGCTCCTACTCCACCCACAACGCCGGTTTCAACGACGCCTACGCCGCCCACGATTCCTGTTGGTACTACGCCAACACCACCAACCGGTGTTCCGCCTACTACTGGATTGACTCCTCCATCCATCCCAACAGGAACAACGACAACCGCTGCGGCAGCACCTAAGCGCCCGGCAAAAGAGATTCAGGTAGATATAAACAAGGCACGGCAAGATCTCAGGAAAGCTGAGACAGCGTTTAAGAACAATCAAGTCGGACAAGAAGCTGTTGACTTTGCAGCGGCACGACTCAGTACGCTTGAGGCAGAGAAGACTACCCTGAAAGCACCAGAGGTTCCTGCTGAAGTAATGGCACCAGAGGTAGAGGCTGTGCCAGAGTTACCAGCGAAAGGCCCCAAGACCGCCTTTGAAGAGAAGATGTTTGGCAAAGAACCAATCTTGTCTGAAGAAGAGCTGGTAGCACGAAAAGACATTAGTGAGAAACAGAGGGCACTCAATGCCCAGTACAACCGTATTAAGGGAACTAAGGGATTTAGTAACCTTGCTGATTTTTTGTCTGGCCGGGCAGCTCAACCAGCAAAAGTCGAGGGTGCGGATCGCCCATTACCAGATGGGATGCTCGTTCTTGACGAGGATCTAAAGCGTATCGACTTTGGCTTGGGCAAAGGGGCGACCCTCAAGCGCAATAATTTGGTTAGCAAGACAGGGCGCGGAAGACCGTTACAGCAATTGATTGAAGACGAACAACTTAACGACTTCCTGCCTGATGATCTAAAGATCTTCGTTCGCGCAGAAGATGTTTACGATCCCAACGAATTTGCGAAGGTTCGCAATGCTGTCGATTACATCATCGAGCGCTTTGAGAACAATGACTTCTTGACCGAAGACGACAAGATGGCGTTGCGGTTAATAGACGAAGACATTCAAAAACTATCTCAGGAGATGACCCTTGAACAAGTCAATGCCAGACTCGCAGAAATCGCAGCAGAAGAACGCGCTGGAGAGGTTGAAGCAATTGCCCCTCCAGTCTCAGAAGAGGGTGTTAGAGGAGCTGCGCCGACAACTGTCAGAGAATCTTCCCCAGAAGAGCGAAGACAAGCAGACCTAGAGCGGGATCTATTCCGTCTTACGCCACCGGCTGTACCAGAGCGCACCACCCCTCCTGGAGCACAGAGAGATCTGTTTGGTGCCGCTGGATATACCCCCGAAAATGTAACTAAAAGGAAGAAAGAAAATGCCCAACAACTCTCTCTCTTCGATCAAAGCCCACTCCCGCCAAATGAAGACAATAAAGCCGGAGCTGATGCTAGACGGGAAGCCGTGTCCACCGTGGATGCTTTACAGTCCACCGACACCCCTCTCGCTCTTGCCATGTCAACAGACTACGCAAGACGGCAACGCGTCAGCCTCGTTGGACAAACGCTAACAGGATACGATGATTTAGCTGTTCTCTCTCAAGTCTATCGGCATCCTAGATTTGAGACGTTCCGAATGTTTTTTGTAAACGACAAGGGAGAGGTCGTATCTCAATTGGGTGTATCTAGTAGGCTACCTGCAAGTGCTGTTGCTATTGTTGGTGACGATAGTGTGGCGTACATGAAAAAAGTGCAAGACGCTGCTGTAAAAGGCGGTGCCACAGGCGTATGGATGTTGCACAATCATCCAAGTGGAAACGTTGAGGTAAGTCAAGCCGATAAAAATTTGACAAAAGCCTTTACTGAGAACTTTGATAAGCTGGCATATAAGGGCCACATAGTTATAGATACGAACAAGTATTCTTTAATTACCCCTGAAGGTGATGTTAAAACTCTGTCCAAGGATATGGGGCAAAAAGATTTAGTAAAAGTTGCGCCATTTACCGCTTCAGAGATCTTTAATCCCATTGAAATGGCACAGCGTGTAGATCAAAATCCAAGTTCAATGGTTGTTGTTGCTATAAATAACTCGGCAAAAGTCACGGGTATTACAACAATCAGTAATGATTTTTTTGAAGGCAAAACTAGAGATCAAGCTAGAAGAGCTTTGTATAAGCTATCAATTGCAAACATAGGTGGTCGTTTAGCTGTCGCCTCAAGAGATGCAAAAGCTCTGGATAAAGTTGCGCCCATGGTTGAAGACGGTATCTTGATTCAGCCAGATGGTAGTTACAAACGTTTTTCTTCAATGTACACCTTTAGAACTAAGTTTCTATTTCCAGATGAAAGACCGGGAGTTGTAACACCAGATACGTCTAAGCTATTTGATTTCTTGCGTGTGCCTAAAGTGCCTAGAACCGACGGTCCTGGAGTTTATCGTTGGAGCGATGCACGTAAGTTGATGGAACAACAAGTAACCATCAAAGTCCAAGAACCTCAAGAAGACCTATTTGGCGATGATGCTAAGACTCTTAACCAGATAAACGAAGAGCTTCCCAAGGCTAAGAAGAAGCTACCTCCTGGGCGTTCACCTGAGCTTGCTGCCATGGCTGAGCAGCTCCAGGCTGGCCTGCTTACCAAAGAGGAGTACGACGCAGCGGTCAACAAGTATCGTCCTATCCCTGTTTATACAGAGCCGCTTGTTCCTGCGACCGATGAACAGGTAGTCAATGCCCTGTCCTCAGACAAGAAGCCCAAAGCAAACGTATCTATCCCTGATGGAACCAAGGTTGGTCTGCGCCTAGATATACCAGCCTGGAACAACCACAAGACGTTTGTTGTATCCATACATGAGGGCCGGCCTAAACCAACGTCGGCAAAGCCTGGTTTAGCCATTGGATACCGCAGCGTAGCGATGGTAAAGAATGTTACGTTTGCTCTGAGCAATCAAGCCAAGGCCCTAGAGATTGCCGCTGGCCAGGCCAAGGACGCCCTTCAGACTATGGAAGGGGAGTACGTCAACGTATCTCCAGCCGAAGCCTATCAGATGGCGCAGCAGGCTATCAAAGATCCACGGTATGTCCAGTTAGGTTTTGATCCGACGAGACACGCCTACTTCTTTGATAGGGCTACTACCCTCCCAGTGGTAAAGGCCGATGCGGTTCTCCAGATCGGTAACATGATCTTGGCCCGTGGCGTTGAGTATGGTTCCAAGCAGAACTTCCTCTACAACATTGATGCTACTGCGCCTGTAACAGAGGTTGAAGTTGATGCTGGACGTATTACATCAAGAGACGAACAGATTGCTGAGTACACCCGCCTCCGTGCAAAGCGCAGCCAGCTAGTCAAAGAATACGTAGCCCAGGGTCCAAGCATTGAATTGCAGCGCAACATTGCTCTTACAGATGAGCTTGCAAAGCAGCTCAAAGAAGACATTGATGCGTCAGCTGAACCCTCCCGTAGCCCTGAGAACTTCCTGCGTCGTGCTCTTGATGCCTATGAGAAGGGTGATCTCAGCCCAGAAGTGTTAGCGACTATCCGTGATGCGTATGTTAAGACGCCGTGGACTCTCAATGGCCTTCGTCTATCTGTCAGGAAACCGAAGGAAGACAAGTCTTCAGGAAACTTCCAGCCATTTGCTAGGGTAGTCACGCTATGGAATGGAACGTCTGGGATTGAAGATCCTTCTACTGTCCGGCATGAAATCATGCACTCGCTTGAACAGATGATGACTGCCGATCAGAGAAAAGTAGTGATTGACTCTTGGCAAGATGCTTTGAAAGCTGCTGTCAAAAAAAGCACAGACGCGCAGTCACTGTTGTTTTTTGAAAATGTTTTAAAGTTTTTAGACACGCCTAGCGATTCGTCCTTTGCTGCGACTGTTCAGTCCATGCCGTCGTATGACTTCTATCAGTATCTGAGTCCATCAGAATATTGGGCGGTAAACGCTGAAAAACTCTTTGCTGCCAAGCTAGGGACTCAGTGGGAGCGGTTTAAGTCTGCGGTTCGTAAGCTCGTTGAGTCCATGAAGAAGGTCTTTGGATTCGATAATCGTCTTGGCGTACACAAAGTCTTTGATCGTCTGATGAAAGATCAGCCAGAGCGGATGGGCTACCCGATGCTTGTAGACTTCGTTACGTCTACTGGTGCTCGGGCAATGGTTCCTCAGAATGTCAGCAAGAATATCTTTGGCCAGCCGATGCCTAAAGCGTCATGGGGATCTCCTGATGATTCAAAGATTGACGACATCCTCTACGTTCTCCAAGACAAGAACATTGATACAAAGCGTGTTGTTCAAAAGATTACGGCGCAACGTAAGAGCCTGATTGATTCCTGGAACCCGTATCTCCAAGAGGAGCTGTATCACGGCAGGACGGCTAAACAGACAGAAGACTTCTTGAAGGATGAGCTTGAGCCATTGATGAAGGCGCTGCGTGATCGCAATCTAACCATGGATCAGGTAGAAGAGTACCTACAGAATCGCCATGCTGAAGAGCGCAATATCCAAAATGCCAAGCGTGATCCGACCATGCCTGACGGTGGATCTGGAATCCTCACGGCAGACGCTCAAGCCTATCTAGCAGCCCTTACCCCAAAGCAGAAAAAAGACTTTGACGACATCGCCAAGATGGTTGACGACATTGTTAGGGGGACGCAAGACCTTATTGTTTCAAGCGGCCAAGAGAAGCAAGAAGTAATTGATAACTGGAACAAGGCTTACAAGCACTATGTTCCCTTGAATCGTGAGGAAGCTGACTACGATGTTAAGAACGTTGGTGTCGGCGTAGGGTCTGGTTTTGCTATCAAGGGGCCGTTTAGCAGGGCGTCAGTAGGTTCTGGACGCAAGGTTGTGGACATCCTGGCCAACGTTGCTATGCAGCGTGAGCGGGCTATCATCCGGGCAGAAAAGCTCCGTGTGGCTAAAGCTACCTATGCTCTGGCAGTGACTAATCCCAACCCTGGATTCTGGTTGCCATACGATCCTTACATCAAGAAAGACCCGCAGCAGCTTGTCAATGATCTTATCTCAATGGGGATCAACCCGTCTGACGCACAGAACATTGCTGACACGCCGACTCGTAGAGAGGTTGATAAGGCAACCAACACTGTCAAAGAGATACCGAATGAACGGTTGATCACGGGCGCATTGTCGTTACCTATCCGTATTAACGGGGAAGAGAAGTTCTTAATCTTTAACTCCAACGATCCTCGGGCAGTGCGGATGGTGGAGTCGTTGAAGAACCTGGACGTTGATCAGCTTAGTAAAGCGCTAAGCATTTCTCAGGCGTTTACTCAATACTTCGCTAAGATCAACACACAGTACAACCCGATCTTCGGCGGAATCAACTTCCTGCGCGACGTTCAAGGTGCGATGTTACAGCTCAGCACTACTCCTATTGCTGGTAAGCAGAAGCAAGTTCTTGCTGGTGTTATGCCTGCGCTCAGAGGTATATATGGGGAAGAGCGAGCGAGACGCAAAGGACAACCCTCTACAAATCGTCCCTGGGCACAGCTCTGGGAAGAGTTCCAGAAAGAGGGTGCACAGACCGGCTTTAGAGATATGTTTAGCCGTAGTCAAGAGCGGGCAGAGGCGCTGCAACGAATCCTCGATCCCTCATCTTGGACAAAGAGCAAACTTGGGAAAGTATTTACAGCAGGCGGGACGCTCAAGGTACCAGCAGAGATGGCCCGTAAAGCAGCCACCCCAGTCTTTGATTGGCTGTCTGACTACAACCAAACGATGGAGAACGCGGTTCGTCTTGCTGCGTATAAGGTAGCGCTTGATCAGGGAATGACGAAGCAGCAGGCAGCATCGGTCGCCAAGAACCTTACGGTGAACTTTAACCGCAAGGGGCAGATTGGCCGGCAGATGGGCGCCCTGTATGCGTTCTTCAATGCTTCTGTCCAGGGTACAACCCGGATGTATGAAACTTTGAAAGGTCCGGCTGGGAAAACAATTATTGGGGGAGGACTTATCCTTGGTGCGCTTCAAGCCATGGCACTTGCGGCGGCAGGATTTGATGAAGATGAACCACCTGAGTTCATAAAAGAGCGGAACATTGTTCTGCCGACTGGCGGATCAAAGTACATCACCATTCCAATGCCGTTGGGATACAACGTTATTCCTAACACCAGCCGTATCGTTACAGAGTGGGCGCTTTCTGGGTTTAAAGATACGCCCAAACGGATCGGCAGCATCCTCTCGGCGACGCTGGATATGTTCAACCCGCTTGGCAATGCTGGGTGGTCGGCTCAAACGATAACGCCTACCGTCTTAGATCCTGTTATTGCTCTTACGGAGAACGTGGATTGGACTGGTAAGCCAATTGCAAAAGAAGACATCTCTGGGCTTGACCCTACGCCTGGGTATACACGGGCTAGAGAGACGGCCAGCATCGTTGGAAAAGGCCTGTCCGAGTTCCTGAACTACGCCTCGGGTGGAACAAAGTACACCCCTGGAGGGATTAGCCCAACCCCAGATCAGATCGACTACCTGATAGGACAGTTCACTGGTGGTGTTGGCCGGGAGGTTATGAAAGTTGAACAGACTCTTCGTAGCCAGGTTACAGGCGAAGATCTGCCGATTTACAAAGTGCCCCTAATCGGGCGCTTCGTTGGCGACACCCAAGGTCTTGCTGCCGAACGTAACCGCTTTTACAACAACATCATGCAGCTCAATAAGCATGAGCGGGAGATCAAAGGTAGGCGCGAGAACCGGGAGAACGTCCAGGAGTATCTGATGGACAATCCTGACGCCAGGCTCTTCTCTTACGCTAATCAAGTCGAGCGTAACCTTCAAGCCCTACGTAAGCGCCGGGATGCTCTGTTAGAGAGGGATGCCCCGAAGGAGCAGGTCAAGGCGGTTGAGAACCAGATCGCTGTTCAAATGAAGCGGTTCAACGACAGGGTGGCAAACGCTCAGAAGTAAGCTCTCCGTAGCCACTCAGCTAGGAGAAGGGCCTCTGCCCTGCCGTTATCCTTCACTCTCTCAAGAGGAGAGTCTGGCCATAACTCTCGGGCCAAGACCAGGCTGTCCTTCTTGTCTGCCGTCAGTCCCATGTCCTTCTTCCAGACCCTGGGTGGAACAAGTTCAAACTGAGAGAACCGCGTTGCGATTGCAAGAGCAGCGCCATAGGCCATCCCAAACTTGAAGGAGCTTGATACACCCTGCTTCGGCATAGCATGTACGGCCTCCACCACCACCATCACATCGTCTAATTGCCTGGCCTGCATGATGTCTCGGGACACTTGGTTGGTGTCTATCCAGCGGTCGTTATGCTTCATATCCCCGCAGGCAACGAAGTCCCCATGGTGATTTACAAGGCCCCATGCACCGGTGAATCCAGGGTCAATTCCAAGGTAGACCATAATTTTTCCTTATAAATCAATATGTTGTACTGTAACATAATGTTACAGTACAGACGGACAGAAATATTTTTGGAACTTAGTTGCTATATGCACGATCAGAAGCTAGTATATTGCATAGGAACAATATAACAGGAGAGAACATGAAGCTAACGAACAAACACAACATACCAGAGACGTTCCTCAATGTCTTGAAGCGCCCGACTTATTCAAAAGGTAAAGCCCATCTCTCGGCTACGCAGCTACTCAATAGCCCGAAGATTGTGGCTCTGACCAAGAAGTTTGAGGACGAGCTAGAGACGGATGTTGCTGACATGGTATGGAGTATCTTTGGTACAGCCGTTCATGGCGTACTGGAGCATGGCAAGGCAGACAACCATATCGTCGAGGAGCGGCTACACGCTACCTTGGAGGGCTGGCGTATCTCTGGGGCCGTAGACTTACAGATCTTAGATGAGATGGGTGGGATCGCCATACGGGACTACAAAACCACCTCGGCATGGGCGGTGATGAACGAGAAGATAGACTGGGAGAATCAGTTAAACATCTACGCTTGGTTGGTCGAGACTGCCAAGCATGACCATCATGTGAGCAACCTAGGCATCGTGGCCATTATCCGGGACTGGTCGCGGCGGGAGGCAACAAGGAACCCAGACTACCCCCAGGCGCCCATCAAAGAGATTCCTATCAAGCTATGGCCCTATCAGGATCGAGAGGAGTACATAGCCAGGCGGTTGTCCCTGCACTCAGCCTGTGAGTTTGCTATGGAGACGGATGAGGATCTGCCCCCATGCACCCCTGATGAGATGTGGGAGCGGCCTACAACCTACGCTATCAAGAAGAAGGGTGGCGTCCGGGCTATCAAGGTATATGAAGTCAAGGAGGAAGCGGAAGCTGCGCTTGATCCCAAGACGCAAGAGTTGGAGGTCCGTCCGGGCAGTCGGACCCGTTGTGAATCATTCTGCCCAGTCAACACGTACTGCCAGCAATGGCGGGACTATCAGGAGAGCATCAATGGAAACAAGACAGGAACTGCTGCTTAAGTTCATGTTGGCCTTGGCGTCTAACGCTGAGGTCATGGATTGGCTAGGCGATCCAGAGTTCACAAAAGATCTAGCGAACTGCGCTGCGGCGTTGGTTGATGAATACTACAAAAGGATTTCTTGATGACTGTCTACGCAAAACTACAACAAGCCCGCATCAAATTGCAGGGTCGCAAACTTACCAAGTCAGGGAAGAACAAGTTTGCAGGGTACGAATACTTTGAACTGGGAGACTTCCTTCCTGCCATCCAGGAGATCTGTAACGAAGTGGGGCTTTGTGGGGTGGTGACTTACACCGGGACAAACGCCTTCCTGAACATCTATGACACGACCAACAGCGAGTGCGTAGTCTTTAGTTCCCCCATGTCTTCGGCTGAACTGAAGGGCTGTCATGCCGTCCAGAACCTGGGGGCCGTACAGACTTACCTCCGTCGGTATCTTTGGACGAACGCCTTTGAGATCGTCGAGCATGACGCCCTGGATGCCACGACAGGGGTGGAAGTTAAACCTACTCCCAAGCCAACACCTAAGCCTGAGCCAAAGGTCGAGCCCAAGGCAGAAGTCAAAGAGGCGCCCAAGAAGATCGTAGGCAGGGAGGGTGCCTGGCAGATCATTGCACCGGCTGAACCAGAGGGAGATCCTGATGAGTGGCTGGAGTTGGTTAAGAGAGCCTCTCATATCGCCTTAGAAGCGGCTGGTTCGCAAGATGATGTCATGTCTATCTACCGCAATAACAAGACGCTCTTTGAGGTTGTGAAGAACGTTGACGCGGTGTTCCACAAAGATTTGATGGCAGTCTTTACCAATGCTAAGAACAAGTTTCAGGAGGCAGCATGACTTATCAGAACAAACCCAATACCGGCAAACTGTTTGTCAACGAATACAAAGAGAAAGACAGCCACCCAGATAGGAAGGGAAGTCTGTATCTGGACCGGGAGTTTCTTGCCAAGATGCTTGAGCAGTCAGATGAGCTTGTCGTCGTAGAAATAACTGCGTGGGAAAACGTCAGTGCTACTGGCAAGGAATACCTTGGTCTCAAAGTCCAGGCCCCCAGGGTTGTTAAAGAAAAGCCCGAGGCTAAGCCAGAGCCAAAGCCAGAGCCAAAGCCCCAAGAACCAGTAGACGATGACTTTCCGTTCTAGCCATGGACGTACTTAAATTTGAGGGAGTAAAGATCGCCTTGAAGCAGGACAAGAATGGTTATGTCCTGACTCTTGGCGTCCACCCCGACGATGTTCCAGAGAACCTGCTGCGGGATTACATAGGGGCTAGGTATCAAGTGGTCATGGTTCGTCTGAACCTAGTTGAAGAACCCATGGATCGGCAGCAAGAGTTTGAAGGTGACAAGGCTGTCCGTATTGCCGGGATGCTATGCCGGAACCCTAAGTTCTGGGAATACCTGGAAGAGAAGAACGAGATCATGGAAGCCACCGAAGAAGAGGCTACAGAGTTTTTGCGTATGCACCTGGAGGTTCAGTCCCGGTCGGATCTCAAAACTAATGACGCGGCGAGGATAAAGCTCGACATCATCTACAAGGACTTTCAAGCATGGGAAAGTTAGTTTCGTACTCGGTCTTCA